AGGCCCATGGCGATCATCAGCATCGACTCGGGGAACCACGGGGCGTTCTCCACGTCGGGCGGCATCTACTCCGTCGTCGGCGCGACGCCGGGGCGCGACACGACGACCGTGCGGGCGGGCGAGCCATGCTCGGTGCAGTTCAACGCGCTGAATGAGTACCTGCGGCGCACCGCGCTGGCGTTCGGCACGATCTCGCTCGGCAGCGCCGCCCGCATGCCGTCGCTCCCGGCCTCCACCGCCCAGTCGATCTGCATGGCTACCGACGGCGCGACGATCGTCGAGCTTCGGGTGCGCTCCGACGGGAAGCTGGCGATCTGGATCGGCGGCTCCGAGTACGTCGTCAGCGCCTCCGCGGTGATCTCCGCCGCCACGTGGTACTGGCTCTCCCTCTTCGTCGACATGTCCACGAACCCGTGGCGGATCAAGGCGTCGGTCGACGAGACGGAGGTGATCTCGACGACGGTCGGGCTGACCGGCACCGCCCCCTCGATCTACGGGTGGGGCAACGCGACCGCCGACGTCGTCAACCAGTCGTGCATGGTGGCGGCGATCGACCACACGCCGGAGTTGCTGCCGAAGTACAAGATCCGGGCGTTCCTCCCGAACGGCGTCGGCAGCCACAACCTCGACGCCTCCCCGTCGGCCCACTTCGAGAAGATCGTGAGCGGCTCGCCGACCGCTCTGACGTCCGCGGAGACGGACTCCTGGCAGACGATGGACGACGTCCCGATCTTCGCCGACGAGGACGGCGTGCAGGTGAAGGCGGGAGGCACCTCCACTCAGTACATCGACCCGGACGGCAACGGCACCGCGACAGCCTGGACGGGAACGTACACGTCGGTCGACGACGGCACCAGGCAGCCGACGACGCCCGCTTCGGACGCGATCACGTCCGGCACCGACGAGGCCTCCGAGACGCTCACGTTCGGCACCGGCACCTACGTGGCCGGGGCCACCTACCGGCTGTGGGTGTACGGCGGTGCGGGGGCGAAGCGCGCGATCGACGTCGCCTACTCGGTGAACGGGACGGATCCCGGCACCGGCCACGCGAGCCGCGCCGAGCTAACCCGCGACGCCACGCTCCAGTGGCACTCCCGCGACCTGACGATCTCCTCGCAGGCCGAACTGGACGCGCTGCGGGTGCAGCTGATCTGCAACTCGACCGCCGGTGGCGGCGGCGCAGGCATCGCCGACGTCCGGGCGGTCTACCTCGAGATCCCCGGCTCCGAGACGCAGCCGTCGAACCTGCTGTACGCCGAGTACGAGGTCGCCGACACGACGGACGGCGACCCGGTGGCTGTCAGCGGTGTCGCCACCCTGAAGGTCGCCTCCGGGGTCGGCTCGAACAGCATCACTGTCAAGGCGGAGATCGGCGGGACGTCGAACAACATCGCCAACGCCGCCAGCGTCGGATCCGCGAACAGCTTCCAGAAGGCGACGTGGGGGGTGTCCCCCTCCCAGACGGAGTTCAACGCCGCCAAGGTCAGGTTCGGCTTCACCAACGACGCCTCCCCGGCGCCGAAGATGATCGCCTTCCAGCTGGAGGCGATCTTCAGTGACAGCGGCCCCGCCCCCGTCACGTTCGCCGCCAGCCCCGCTGGTGCCGCGACCGTCTCGGCCGCGCTCGCCCGCACCAGGGCCGGTGCCGCAGCTGTCGCCGGGGTAGCCACCGTCGCCGCCGCGGTCGCGCGCGCCCGCGGCATCGCCGCGAGCGTCAGCGGCCAGGCTTCCGTCGCCGCCCCGCTCGCCGTCACCCGCAGCGTCTCCACCGTGGTGCAGGGGCAGGCTGCTATCGCGGTCGGCCTCGACGTCATCCCGCCCGCCGGTGAGACGGTCGAGTTCGAGGCGAGCGTCGCAGGGCAGGCCACGGTCGACGCGGCGCTGGCGCGCACCCGGAGCCTCGAGGCGACGATCGAAGACAACCCGGTGCTGGTCGGCGAGGAGCTTGTCGGCACGTTCCTCGTCGGCGAGGGGAGGGTCGGCGCGACCGTCAACGCGGATCTCACCGTCATCCCGTTCTCCACGATCATCGTCGAGTTCGAGGCTGCCGTCGCCGGTGCCGCCTCGATCTCCGCGCTCAACTCCCGGCTTCGCAGCGTCGAGTCGCCGGTGCAGGGGGTCGGCACGATCACCTCGACGATGTCGCCGCTGCGGGGGCTGGGAGCGACAGTGCAGGGGGTCGGCTCGATCTCCGCCGCCCTGGCGCGCAGCCGCGCCCTCCAGGCTCAGGTGCAGGGGCAGGCGACCGTCGCTGCGGCGCTCTCCAGGCTCGTCTCGCTCTCAGCATCCCCGCAGGGTGCTGCCAGCATCTCCGTCCTCGCCGCGCGCGTCAGGGCGCTCGAGGCGGCCGTGGCGGGCGCTGGCTCGGTCACCGCCGAGATCTTCATGCTCGGCACCCTCGTCTCGCTCGAGGCGAGCGTGACCGGCCAGACCACCATCTCGGTGCAGCTGGGCCGCGTGAAGGCTCTCGACGCTGCCGTGGCAGGCCAGGCGGCGGTCACCGCGGACATGGTGCGCCGCCGTGGCCTCCAGGCGGCTGTCCAGGGGCAGACCAGCATCTCCGTCGTCCTCGGCCGCACCGTCCCGCTCTCCGTCACGGTGGAGGGGCGGGCTGACGTCGCAGCCGCCCTCGTCGCTGTCCTGCCGCCCCTGCTGATCGGAGCGGACTGCGACGACGTCACCCTGCTCGAGACGGTCAACGAGGCCCTGGCGTTCGCCAGCGCCGCCTGCGACGACATTCAGCTGGGCTTGGTCGGCTTCGAGATGGTCGAGGTCGGGAGCGACCTGATCGTCGGCACGTTCCTCGTCGGCGGCGGCAGCATCGAGGAGGAGGACGACGACCTCTCCCTGGCATCCGCTTCGTGCGACACTATGGTCTTGGTGGCGAGCGACCCGGAGCAGCACTAATGGCGCGTCCGTACGTGCGCGAGACGTGGGTGGACGACACCACCCCCGTCGACGCTGCCCGCCTGAACAACATCGAGGAGACGGTCGAGCTTCTCGACGACGACCTTGCCGCCCTGGAGGCAGGGGCCGGGAGCGGCCCGCGCGGCTGGGTCGACGTGAAGGACTACGGGGCGGCCGGAGACGGCTCCACCGACGACACCGCCGCGATCAACGCCGCGATCCAGGCGCTGCTGACGCTCGGCCGGAGCGTCCTCTACTTCCCGCAGGGGAACTACCTGACGAACGGCGGCCACGTCCTCCACGACGGCGTCAAGATGCTCGGCGACGGGATCGGCTCCACCATCATCATCTGTAACGGCAACGTCAGCCACTTCATCTACGGGCCGGAGACGCAGCCGTACACCCAGGAGCGAGGTCACTGCGAGGGGATCTGGTTCATGGGCAACACCGGCGCCTCCTGTGTCGCCCTCGAGATCCGCGGCAGCTGGGGCTACACCATCCGTGATTGCAACTTCGGCAACTACAACGGTGGCCCCGGCCGGTTCACGAACGGCTGCCCGATCTGGGCGCACTCGTCCGCCTCCGGCCACTGGGTGGAGGGGCTGACGCTCCAGCAGGTCAACATCGGCTACTGCAAGACCGCGATCCGCTTCGAGCGCGCGACCGGCACCACGTCAGACGCGAAGTCGTTCGCCTACCTCCGCATCGAGAACACGAACATCAACGTCGGCGCCGACCAGACGGGGATCGACTTCGGCGGCTCCTCAGGCATGGAGGTCGGCACCTACTCGGCGAAGCTGAACGTGCACTTCTGGATGGACGGCAACAACGCGTGCGCCTTCCACCTGAAGAACACCTCCTGGCTCAACAAGGACGTGCACGCTGACGTCAACCTCGAGTCGATGGGCAGCTACACCGGCATGGTGCGGCTGAAGACCGACTCGGGCGCGACGTCGTCGACGGTCTTCCGGGTGCGAGGCTGGTTCGGCCACGACATGGGGACGGCAACGATCGTCGACTCGATCGGCGGCAGCCCGAAGATTCAGGTCACCCAGCTGTACCAGGGGAACCTCGACCGGCCAGGCACCGCGATCGACGCGGCAGCCCACCACGACCATGCGGGCATCGGCTTCGGCTCCTCCGCGAACCGCGTCACGACGCACGTGTGGGGCTACAGCAACGCCAACTCGCCCGTCTTCGTCGTCTCCCGCCGCCCGTTCGCGACGAACCCGGGCGCGGCCTTCGACGCGGACGCGAACGCGATCGGCTTCTTCGCCTGGGACGGCACACGCCCGTACATCGCGCTCGGCACGCCGACGACGCACGTGCGTGTCCTCACCGGCACCGGCACGCCGGAGGGCGTGGTCACCGCGCCGGTCGGATCGCTGTTCCTCCGGCAGGACGGTGGCGCGGCCACCACCCTGTACGTGAAGACGTCCGGCACCGGCAACACAGGGTGGACGGCGAAGTGACCCGCGGCGAGATGATCACCCGGGTCAGCCGCATCGTCGGCCTCGGCTCCTCCGACGCCCACAGCACCGAGGAGCGGGCGCTGCTCGAGGAGCTTGCGAACGAGGCCGTCCTCGACATGCTCCGCCGCACCCGGATCGCGCTGCGCTGCGTCGACATCACCCTCGTCGCCGGGAAGCGCGAGTACGAGCTTGCCGACGAGATCCTCACGCTCCACAACCTGCGGACGGAGGCGGGGACGGAGTTGAGCGAGTACTCGAGCGGCGACATCCGCCGTGTCGGCTCCGGCGGCTACGCGATCGTCGGGTACAACCGGCTCGCGCTCGGCTGGGAGCCTGACGCCGACGGCCTGATCATCGAGGCGTGGTACCAGCGCAAGCCGACGCCGATGTCTGACGACACGCACGACCCGTCCGACCCCACCTACGGTGGGATCCCGGAGGAGTTCCACCCGGGCCTGATCAACTACATGTGCTGGCACGCCGCAGCGTCGGTGGGGGAGGCAGGCACCGGCCTCGGCGAGCGGTACCGGATCCTCTACGAGGGTCAGGACGGGATGGGCATGATGGGCAGCAACCTCGGCCAGATCAAGATGGCGGTCAACCGCCGCGGCCGCTCCGGCGCAGGCTCGAGGCGCCTCCCTGCCGCCGGTGAGATCCGCCTGATCGACACCGACCCCACCTACTTCAGCGGCTAGCCCATGGCTGAGGTCGTCACCCTCTGGCGCGAGGCACGCGGGATGCATCAGGACGCCGGTCGCGACCGCGTGCCGATCGGCCACGTCTGGAGCCTCGTCGACTTCGTCCCTCGGGTGCTGGGCGCACCGATCAGGATGCGCGGCCGCTGGAAGTACCACTCGGGCGCGCTGGGCGGCGCTCCGACCGCGATGATCTACGCGCCGTTCAAGAGCGGCGGGCGACTGCTCGCCCTGTACGGCACCACCCTCGTCGACGTGACCACGGTGGGGTCGGCGACGGTCGCTGTCGGCGGAGGGGTCGTCGCCTCCGCCACGAACCCGCTCTTCCACCGCGACCGGGTGATCATCCCGGCGGCCAGCGGCGCGGCCGCAGCGTCGATCGTCACCTACAACGGGACGACCTTCACGGGCGCCGCAGCACCCGCCTCCGCACTGCAGGGCCGGTACGGCACCGTCTTCAAGGACAGGACGATCCTCGCGAACGCGAACGGGGAGGAGTCGGCGGTGGCGTTCTCGAAGCCTGGCGACCCGACGATCGCGTGGGACGCTCTGTCGAAGATCAACACGTCGCTGGCGGTCACCGGGGTGGCTGCGCAGCGCAACCAGATCCTCGCGTTCCATGAGGGCAGCGTGGAGCGGATCCGCGGCACCACGCCGCCGGACTCGAGCGCGTCAGACCCGACGGGGGACATGATCCTCGACTCGCTCTTCGACCGTGCGGGCTGCTACGACTCCCGCTCGATCGTCCTCTGGCAGGACAACGTGATCTTCGCCGACGCGCGCGGCGTGCACATCACCGACGGCGCGATCGTCCGGAACATGATCTCGCAGGGCGGCATGGAGACGCCGTGGCGGTTCTACTTTCACGGGGACGAGTCGCGCGGCTCGGTCGTCTCGCTCGCCGCCGGGATCTTCCGCGACCTGTACATGGTCACGATGCGCAACCAGTCGGGGCCGCCGATCACGTTCGTGTGCGACATCCCGACGCGGCAGTGGTTCATCCTCTCGAACATCGACGCGCAGGCGTACGCGAACTCGCTGGGTGCCAGCGAGCTTCTCTGGGGCGGCGACGTCAACTCGCTCCGCGTCCTCAACCTCTCCACCATGTTCAACCCCGACCCGCTCGTCGACCAGATCGACGAGGACGGCACGCCGGTGTTGCCGGTGATGGAGACGGGCTGGACGAGGCTCGGCAAGGGTGAGGAGGGGCTGAAGAAGTTCAGCGACATCTTCGTCAGCTACGAGACGGCTGAGGCGACCGCGGTCGGCCAGGAGATCGTCGCCCTCAGCTACCTGCACGGGCCTGCGAGCGACGACCACTACCACCTGATCCGCAACCTGCCGCACGCCTCCGACTACACCCGCGACCGGGTGCAGTTCGGCCACACCTCGTACGGCCTCGGCGTGAAGTTCGCGGCCGTCGACGCGATGAAGGATCTCCGCCTGTACGACATGGGCGTGCGGATGGAGAAGCTCGAGGAGCATCGGCTCAAGTGAGCGAGGTGCCGCAGGTCGGTGGCGGACACCTCGAGGCCGACGACAACAGGCCTCTCTCCGATCGGGAACGCAGCCTGGTGAAGCGGCTGTTCTCGGATCCGTTCGAGATCCCGATCGAGTTCAAGGCGTGGCTGATCAGCTACCTCGAGTCGAACCCGCCGCTGCTGACGACCGCGTCGATCTTCGGCTTCCGCTCCGCCGTCGCCCAGCAGATCGCGGCGATCGAGACGGCCGACTTCCTCCCCGGCATGATGCTCGACTACGGGGGCGCGACCGACCCGGACGCCCACTGGCTGATCTGCGACGGCCGCACCCTCGACCGCACCGCCTACGCGCTCCTGTACGGCGTCCTCGGCTTCGCGTACAGCCCGGTGCCTGGCACCGATCCGGGCAGCAACCTCTTCCACATCCCCGACTTCCGCGACCGGATCCCGATCGGCAAGGGATCCCAGACGGAGTCGAACGCGCTGGGGAAGCGGGCCGGGTCACGGACGGTGGCGCTCTCGATCGCCCACATGCCCGCCCACAACCACGGCGGCGGCAACCACTCCCACGCCTACAACGTGCAGGCGTTCCTGTCCGGGACGGACACCGCGATGCGCCGCGACGTGATCAACGCCGGACAGGAGTCGGGCGCAATCGCCAACTCCGGCTCGGTCATCAACACCGAGGGCAGCGGCACCGCGCACGACAACATGCCGCCGACGCTGACGGCGAACAAGATCATCTACGTGGGCTGACGTCCACCAAACGCGCTACGCTTCCGCCGTGGCCTTCCTTCCGGCACCGGGTGGCTCGGGCAGTGGCCTGAGCGAGTGGGAGAAGAAGCTCCTCGAGAGCGCCGTCACGCAGCAGGGATTCCAGCCCACTCCTGTCGGCGCCCCGCCTACCACGCCTCCCGTCGGTGCGGCCGCGCCGGTCACGAACACGCCGTTCCGGTCGATCAACATCCCCGGCTACGACCCCGACTACGCGGCGCTGCTGAAGAGCGACCCGACGCTGATGCAGGGGCAGGCCGACCTCGAGGGCTACAGCGGTCAGCTGGAGACGGGGCTGTCGGCGGCGATCCGCAGGGCGATCGTGCAGGCGGGCCTGACCGGCGGCATTACGAACAAGTACATCGACGAGGCGACGAAGGCTGCCGCAGCCCAGAACCAGTTCTCGGGCGCCGCCGAACTCGAGCGCGAGAAGAACATGCGCTCCACCGACCTCAACGCGATCCTGGCCGCCCGCGGCATCCTCTCCTCGGGTGCGCTCACCGGCGGCACCCAGCGGATCCAGCAGAACTACGAGCGCGGCACCTCCCAGCTGCTGAACAGCCTGATGGAGGCGATCAGCGGCTACGAGGGCGACACCGCCACGAAGAAGGCGGACATCCTCCGGCAGCTGGCGATGCTGCGCGAGTCGGCGGCCTCGAGGCTGCAGGCGGATCCGCGCTACCAGCCGACGGGCAGCGAGCAGGCGACGCTCGACCCGGCCACGGGCCTGTACCGCACCGCTGACGGCCGCTGGTACGACCAGTCGGGGCGCCGCGTCCCGGCCCCGCAGCAGAGCGCCTACGTCGCTCCGCCGCCTCCCCCGGACGTGATCGGTGCGCCGACGGCCACGTACTCACCGACCCCGGGGACGATCGGCTACAAGAAGCCGATCCTGATGTACTGAGATGGCGGTCGCCAAGAAGAAGAAGCGGAAGCCCGCTCCTCGCCCGAAGACCCTCGCCCAGCTGCAGATGCAGGAGGCGGCGAGGATCGCGGCGCAGACGATCAACCCGCAGAAGCTCGCGATCACGCAGGCGGTCGCCGACGCGGAGGCGCAGCGGGTGATGGCTGCCAGGGCAACGGAGGGGATCACGCGCGCGCTCGCCGAGATGTCGGCGGGGGACGCTGGCGCGGTCAGGGACGTGTACGCCGGTGCCGCCGACCGGGTCGGCCAGCTGTCGGCGGGCCTCTCCGGTCACCTCGCGGAGCTTCAGCGCGGCGCGACCGCAGGGCAGGCTGATCTGATCCGGACGATGGCCGCGCCGGGGACGGTCACGCCTGGGGCGGAGGCGAACGCGAACGTGTCTCACTTCCTCGGCGGGGTGATCCCTGCGGAGGGGCTGTCGGCCGCCGCGGTGACGGGCCTGCGCACCACCCTGGATCGTCGCGCGGCCGGTGGGGCTAGGCTCGCCGACGACTTCGGCGCGACCGACTTCAAGGCGAAGCAGGGGATCGAAGACCTCCGCAGCAAGATCCTCGAGGTGGAGTCGAAGCGCCCCGGCGTGCTGCTCGAGGCGCTCGAGTCGATCAAGCAGCGGTACAACGCCGAGCGCGCCACGAACGTGCAGATCGGCTACCTGCAGCTGCAGCAGGCCAAGACGGTTCAGGAGCAGGCGGTCGCGATGACGAACATGACCGGCACGCTCCACCGGGTGAAGAACGGCAGGGTCGTCGACACCGGCAGGCCCGCCCCCGGCTCCGAGGCAGGACAGATCGCTGCCCGCAACGCGAACGACGCGGCCGACCGGCGCGCGCGGGCGCGGGAGAACGCCGCCGACCGTCGCGCACGCGCCGCGGAGCAGGCGGCCGACCGGGCGAACGCGAGGGCCATCGCCGAGATGAACAACCGGGCGAAGGCGCAGACGAAGAACGTCACGCGAGGCAACAACCGGATCCAGCTGGCGAAGACGCGCCTCGACGCGGAGCAGTCGTTCCGCACCGAGGGCCTCAACTACGCGCAGAAGCTCGCCGGGTACAACGAGGATCTCGGCCGCCCCCTGAAGATGCCGCCGCGGCGGGTCGCCCTGATGAACGCGATCTTCAACGCGTACGGGCCGCCGCTGATCGGGAAGTTCGGGTTCACCGAGGCGATGATCCGCCGGTGGGCGAGCGACATCGTCATGAGCTTCCCGAACGCGTGGTGGCAGCCAAGCTCGTACTCGCGCAAGAAGGGTGGCTCCGGCGGCGTCACCGCGTAGGCTGTAGGGCATGCCACTCGACCGGGGAACGCGCGGCACCGACGCTGCCAGGAAGCCCCCACCGAAGAAGAAGCGCAGGAGGGTCGACCCGGTCGTCAAGGCCGCGGCCGCGAACACCTCGACGTTCACGCCACCGGCGCTCGTACCGCCCCCTCCGATCCGGAATCCCGACCACCGCAAGGTGCCGGGGACGAAGCCGAAGTTCAGGCTCGAGGAGACGCCGAAGCAGGCGCGCGACCGGCAGGTGCGCGAGACGCGGCTGACGGTGAAGGAGCGGGCGGCGCTCGCCGACCTCGCCCCGGTCAGCCGTGACGCCCGCATCCGGCTGCGCGAGAAGGAGACGCCGACGGAGCGGAAGATCCGCACCGGCACGATCCCGCCGCCGAGGAAGCCGCGCTCGACGAGGGACAACGTGATGGGTGTGCTGGGCCTCGTCGACGACCCGATCAACTGGGTGGCCGGGAAGGCGGAGAGCGTCTTCGACAAGCGCGTGAAGATGGGGCCTGGCCGCTCGGAGCCGTACAGCGGCATCGGCGCGGTCGACACGATGGTCGCCCTCGGCGAGGGGATCCACGGCACCGGCCGTGAGATCTCGAAGGGCGCGGACGCGCTCGCCGAGCGTGGCGTGCAGCCGCTCACGAACCTGTTCGAGCCGGTCGTCGACATCATCAACCGGGGCATCGCCGGGTACCTCACCGTGCAGGCGGCAGGCAACGCCGGGTTCACCCAGGACGCTCCGTCGCCGAAGGCCTCCGGGCTGGTGCCGCCGGAGGTGGCGCAGAACTTCGCGACCGGCCTCGCCCAGACGATCGCCGGTGCGCCCGCCGGGGCGATCATGCTCGTCACCGACCCGGGCAGGGTGTGGGAGGAGACGAAGGCGCAGTACGCCCAGTACTACGGGCCTGCCCTGCGGGGCGACTGGAAGCAGTTCCAGCGCAACCTCGAGGAGCAGCCGGTGCAGATCGTCTTCGACGTGTGGGCCGCCCTGGCGATCGGTGCCGGGGCGAGCGTGCGCGCGACCGCACTCGGCCGGACGCTGAAGGCGACGCCGGAGCAGCTGGCGAACATCCCGCGGGCCGCCGCCATCGCCCAGTCGATCCTCTTCCGGAAGCAGCCGTACTCGATCCCCGGCGTCGGCGAGGTCTTCGGGCGCAAGCCGACGATCCGGTACGAGAACTTCGAGACGGAGGCGGGGCAGCGCGCACGCGTGCAGCGGATGGTGCCGCAGTCGGCGATCGGGGTGGCGGTCAGCGACCGGCTCGAGGCGCTGCGCGCGACCCGGGGAGGCTCGAAGCGCCGCGGCGAGAAGCTGATCCGGGAGGAACTCGAGCAGCGGCAGGTGCGCTCCCGCGCCGAGCTTGCCACGTTCGCCCGCCGCGTCTCCACGTACAGCCCGTCGGTGCTGGACGGAGCCGCCAGGCTGATCGGCATCACCGGCAGCGGCCGGAAGGGCAGGGCCGCCCGCGAGCTTGAGTCGAACCGGCTGGTCGCCGCCCGCGCGCTCGCCGTCGCGCTCGACCGTGCCGGGATCCACGGCGGCAGCCTCTACGACGTCGTCGAGAAGATCGACACCGAGATCGAGGTGCGCCAGAACCGTGTCCTCGAGACGGGGGCGCCCCACCAGATCCGCCGGGTGCGCGACCTGATCAACGCTCGCACGCTGCTCGCCCGCTACATCGAGGATCCCGACTCGGCCGACGCCGTCGCGTTCCTCGACGACCTCGAGGCGACCCGGCAGCTGGCGAACGACACCGAGCAGCGGCTGATCGAGATCGGCCTGCTCCGCCCCGACACCGCCGCGAACCTGATCGACCGGCAGACACGGGACGTCGAGCGACTGGAGCAGGTGCAGAGCGAGTCGCGCGACCGGCTCGAGGACGCCCTGTACGCCCGCTGGGCTGGCTCCCCGAACGTCGACGAGAGGGTGGCGACCGCCCTGCATCTGCTGGACGCGCAGGCGCTCTCGTACGAGCGGCGCACCGGCAACGACCCCGGCCAGCTGTACGACGACCTGATCAAGACGGTGACGGTCAGCGACGTCATGCCGGAGGGGGCGCTGCTGCAGATCCGCGACTTCGACTACGCGCTCGACCCGGCCGAGGCGCAGCGCAACCTCCGCTCGAAGCTGAACCCGCGCAACGCGAAGAAGGGCGCCCAGCGGAACAAGGCGGTGCGCCGGAAGGGCCTCGTCGTCGTCGGCCGCGTCACCCCCCGCGAGTGGGTGAAGCGCGTGGAGGCGATGTACCCGGAGCCGAGCGACCGCGACCTGATGGCCCGCTGGTACGAGACGTTCGAGCCGCTCTTCCGCGAGACGTTCGGCGACCACGCCGACACGCTGATGCGCGGCTTCGCCGTCAGCCAGGCGAACGCCTCCCCCACGTTCGGCGTCGAGGCAACGCTGAAGGTGATGGACAAGGTGCGCCGCGGCGAGGAGGTGCGGCCCGACGAGATCTCGGTGGTCGTGAAGGGGATCGAGGCCGCCGTCAAGGGCGAGCGGATCGAGAAGGGGATGGCCGCGAAGCTCCGCGACTTCTCCGACAGCCTCGCCGGGAAGACGACGCGCACCCACATGGGCGACGACCCCGACGGTGGGCCTCCCGTCGCCGTCGACGTTCACGCGCTCCGCGACCTCGGCTATGTCGACCCGAAGATCGTCCGGCGCCTCGACTCGATCTGGGGGCTGAAGGAGGGCGTCCACTACGAGATCGACTCGACCGGCCGTGCCGACGGCCCCATGTACGAGCGGGCAGCCGAGCAGTACGTGGCGATCACCGACCACCTGAACGAGATCGCCTTCGACGGGCGCACCGACTGGATCCCCGCGCAGGTGCAGGCGCTCGGCTGGGGGACGGCGCAGAAGATGCTGGGCGTCGACCCGGAGGATCTCGGCTACGCGCTGGGCCGCAACACCCGCTCGATCGACTTCGAGTACACCGACGGGCCGGAGGGCCTCGGCGTTGGCCTGACGATGGAGCAGATCCAGGCGGTCGGCCGCGAGATGGAGGCGTCCGCCCGGGATCTCGTCGAGAGCCACGAAGGGGTGTGGCTCCGCGGCGTCGAGCATGGCGTCGGCGGCTGGGGAGGCATGGTCACCCCGTCGATGCACGTGAAGGTGATCGGCTCCCGCGAGGAGGTGGCCGCGCTCACCTCACGCTTCGCGACCGCGTTCCGCCAGCACCTCGTCCAGGCCTCCCGGGAGGTGACGGGCCGCAACAGCCGCGCCGCCGTCGTCATCGCCTCCCCGAGCTTCGCCGACGACACCGTCAAGGCCGCGTTCTTCAAGCGGCTGAACGAGGTGGAGCCGCGCCTCGAGGGGTTCATGCCCGACTCGATCGGCGACACCCCCGCGATCACGATCCGCACCGGCAGCGGCAGCGTGTCGAAGGCGACCGCGAACGAGTGGCTCGGCCGGTGGCGTGACGCGGTCGAGCGGGTCGAGGAGGAACTGGGCCTCGAGGTAGACTTGGGGGTCAAGAACGTCGAGCTTCTGATCGGAGATCAGTATGGCCTCGTTGATCGGCTTAGTACAGAAGGACGAGACAGATGGGCAGCAGGAGACGTGGACGATCCAGTTGCCCGTGCCGTGGGCGAGCGACTCGCCGACGCCATCGCCCGCGCCGGAGCCGGAGCCGGAGCCGACGCCCCCCGAGTAACGCCGCGGATCCTGTCGAAGGGGGAGGCGTGGGACATGCCCCCGACGCCCGGGTTCGTGTACCACGGCACCTCCGAGGGCGGCGCCGAGTCGATCCTGAAGGATCGGGTGGTGAAGGTCGGCACCGAGCGCCAGCCGGAGGCGGCCTGGTTCACCTCCAACCCGGGCATGGCCGCGTTCCACGGCGACGTCGTCCTCGAGTTCCCGGAGAGCGTGCTGCCCCCGAACACCCGCACGATGGCGCTCGGGGCCATCGCCTCCCCCGAGGACGTGTACTTCCAGTGGGACTACGCGCGCTTCTACGACACCGAGCCGCGCGAGCCTCGCGGCGGCGCCCTGGTGCGGGAGGACGGCACCGAGATCATCCTGGGGCCTGCCGCCGACCTCACCACGGTGGTGCATGAGGCGGCGCACGCATTCCTGCCGGAGCAGCTGGGCTGGGTCGCCGACTACGACCCGGAGTGGGCCGACCGGATCGCGAAGCGGCTGAAGATGGACGGCGACGTCATCGACGAGCGCGCCCAGGAGATCTTCGCGTACTCGGTGGAGGCGTGGGCGGCGATGGGGCGGCCGACGGTGACGCAGCTGCGGGAGCGGTGGCAGCACTACGCGAAGGAGTCGAGGCAGGCTTACAGGGGCCGCACGAAGATCCCCGAGGAGTACCGCCAGTTCGTCGACGAGGCCCTGATGGATCCGGAGTACACCGCCTGGATCGCCGACCTCTGGGATCCCCTCTGGGGCATGCAGGCGAAGGAGGGCGCGTTCTTCATCAGCCGCCGCACCCCGCTGTCGCGCAACCCGCTCGACCGGCTCCGGCAGAAGTCGGGGCTGTCGAAGCCTCGCGACCGGGTGCGGGAGCGCACCGGCATCCTCGAGGAGCAGGCCCGCGACGTCCCCGGGCCGACGAACGTCCTCGAGAACGCGGAGCGGTGGCAGCGGTACGTCGAGCAGCAGGAGAAGCTCGAGATGATCCGCACCTCCGGTTGGGCTACCCCGATCCCGATCGTCGACGGCTTCTACGACTTCGCCGCGAAGCCTCCGGGCCACTCGGTCTTCAACCCGGACGGCCTGCGCGGCTGGACGCGCCATGAGAACGAGGCGGACGCCCGCATGTGGGAGTCGCTCGAGGCGTCCCCGTCGCTCGACGACGCCGACCTCGACCTGCTGCCGGTGGAACTGGCGGAGCGGATCCACGGGGCCGCGCTCGACATCGGCAACCGCGTGTTCCCCGAGACGGGCTTCGACGCCGACCCGTCGGCGGGGACGCTGTACTTCATCCCGAACTGGGTGAAGGAGGCGTACGTGCGCGACATGAGCGGGGCGCTGCTGAACCGGCAGGTGCTGGGCCGGGGCCTCTCGAAGGTCGCCGACGTCCTGAAGACCCTGAACGCCCTGCAGCGGCTGCGCATGTACATCGCGCTCCGCTACATCGTGCTGAACGTCGGCGCCACCGGCACCCTCAACACGATGCACCAGGGCCTGTTCATGCCGATGAACCTCGGTCGGGCTGTGCGGATGGCCCACGGCAACCCCGACCTGCTCGGGCGCCTCGAGGCCGAGGTCGGCTCCGGCTTCTTCGAGGCGCTGACCCTCGGCGAACTCTCGAGGGGCGCACCGACGGCGGCGCAGCTGATCGAGCGGACGGCGAGCGCGGTCGGCACCGCCGTGTCGCGGCCGGAGGCGTTCCTGCGCTCGACGTCGATCATCCACCACATGCGGCGGGCGGGCCTGCGCACCGAGCAGCAGATGCTGGCGCTCCTCGACGCCGCGAAGACGAACGAGGCGAGCCGCGCGTACCTGAACCAGATCGCCCGGTACGCAGAGGAGGACGTCGTCCGCTTCAGGGGCCTGCCCCCGGCCGAGCGCGACATGCTCCGCGCCGTCTTCTTCGTGTCCGGCTGGCTCGTCTCCGCCTCCCGCTTCACGCTCCGCTACCCGGCCAACCACCCGTTCTGGACGACGATGCTGGCGCAGCTGGGAGACGACGGCTGGGAGGAGATGCGCCGCCGGATCGCCGAGTGGGCGCAGCCGACGAAGTACAGCCTCGAGATCGGGGAGGGCGTCACGCCGGAGGGCATCGAGTACTCCGACCAGACCGACATCGGGCAGTGGCTGCCGTTCGCGACGGCCTCCGACATGGTCGGCACCGGCCTGCAGCTGCTGGGCCTCGCCGAGAGCGAGCGGAAGTGGACGGAGAACTTCGGCACCGGCGCCCGCCTGGTGTGGGCTGGCCTGACCCGCGAGTCGATCTACGGGGAGCCGTACAGCTGGTCGACGGCAGCCGACGACTTCATGATCGCGAACACCCCGCTCGACTACGTCGCCGACTACTTCCCCGGCGCGTTCAGGTGGTTCAACCATGAGCGGACGCCGTCGAAGCTGCGCGTCGACCAGACGGCCGAGCGGTACACGAAGGAGTTGATCTTCGGGCGGGCCTACCCGACCCGCTACGTGCGCGACGAGATCGTCGAGAGGTGGGAGCGCATGTCGGAGGAGTCGGGGATGCGGGCGCAGCGTCGCGTGCAGGCGTGGGCGAACGAGATCGAGACGTACTTCGGCAGCCCGCCGGACGAGACGAGCGTGGCGGCGAAGGCGGCCCTGTACGAGAACCAGTCGCTGTGGCGGCAGGCGCAGGGCGACCTCGACGAGGCCGACGAGGAGGAGAAGCTGCTCGAGCAGGCCCGCATCAAGGCGACGACGATGCGCAAGTACGGCTTCGTGCCGGAGGACGAGGTCTTCGACGCGCCGACGGTGGAGGAGCTTCACGCTGTCGTCGAGGCGACGTGGGACGCCACCGTGGGCGCCGTGAACGATGCGGCGAACGACGCGTACAGGATCCCCGATGGCCCTTGACCTCGGCAAGTACCTGAGCGAGAAGAAGTCGCCGCTGGCGGAACATCTCCCGGCGATCATGTCGGCGGCGAACCGCTACCGCATCGACCCGCGCCTGATCATCGCGATCTCTGGTGGCGAGTCGAGCTTCGGCAAGGCCGTCCCGCAGGGCAGCCACAACGCGTGGGGCATCGGCCCCGGCCGCCGCTACAAGGACTGGGCGGAAGGCATCGACGCCGCCGCGAGGCTGCTGCGGGAGAACTACGTCGGCAAGGGCCTGCGGACGCTGCAGGCGATCGGGGCGAAGTGGGCGCCGATCGGTGCGGGCAACGACCCGACGAACCTGAACTCGAACTGGTACCGGAACAACTCGGCGATCTACAAGGCGCTCGGCGGCGACCCGAACAACGTCAACCGCGGCTGGCGCCACGACGCGTCGCCGAAGGCGGTCGCGCAGCTGCCGTCGCAGGGGATGCCGACGACCGCCTCGATCCCTCCGCCGTCGACGACGTCGTTCCCTGGCGGCCTCGGTGCGCAGGCGGCGTTCGAGAACCTCGGTCGCATCGCCCGCGGAGAATCGCCGCAGCGCACGCTCTCCGCCCTCGTCGCAGCCTCGCAGGCCGAAGAGGATGCCAGGCGTGCAGCGCAGGTGAGCGTGCGAGAGGCGCCCCCAGAGCAGGAGGCTCCGCCGGAGTGGGACGGCCCGCCGGTCGGGCGCCCGCCGAAGGGGGTCAAGGTGGTCAAGCCCCTCTCTACTCCTATGTCCAAGGGGAGCGAGTTCGGCGCGGCCGACGCGGAAGGTGCACCGTCCCGCAACGGCGGCCGCTACCACGCGGCGAAGGACTGGTTCGCCCCCGCCGGTGCTGTCGTGCGCGCGCCCAGGGCCGGGGAGATCGTCGAGGTGAAGCAGTCGCGCGGCAACAGCGGGCAGGTCTTCGGCGGCACCGTGAAGATCCGCGGCGACGACGGCCTCGTCTACGTCTTCCGCCACGTCGACCCGCTGAAGCTCCGGGTCGGCGAGCGTGTCCCCGTCGGCACGTCGCTCGCTCGCGTCTCCGCCTGGACGGACGGCAGCCCGCACGCGCACGTCGAGATCTGGCGGACGCTCGAGGGCGGCTACACCTTCGAGAACATGATCGACCCCGTGAAGGTCTTCAGCTGATGGAGATCCGGCACACCCTCCACCTGATCGAGGAGGACGTGCCGGAGCAGCCTGCGCTCGACGAGGACGGCGACGAGATCGTGCCGTGGCTCGAGGGCCTCGTCGACAGCCTCTACCCGTGGCTCGCGATCTGGACGTAGCCGCCGCCGCGCTGATCCGGGCCGCCGGTCGGCCCGAGGCGCTGTGGTGGGAGCATCTCTCCGAGTACGAGCGGGAGGGGTGGCGGCACATGGCGCGCGTCGTCATCGACGCATACGAAGGGGCCGCCCCGAAGGACGGCCCCTCACGTGCAACGCCTGACTAGCCGGGGTACGGGCCGATGACCCAGACGCCCGTGACGACGTTGTAGCAGCCGATCAGGTGGCCGTAGAGGCCCCAGACGCAGACGAGATCGTTGCTGCCGGTGTCCTCCCAGGACGCCGTGGCGGCCGGGACGGAGACGAGCAGCGCGACCGCTGCGAGGAGAGTGACGATGACCCGCTTCATGGGCTGACCCAGACCCAGGTTCCGTCACCCGGAGTGTGGCACCAGTACCCCGGCACCGAGCCGGGGTAGACCGCGTGCCAGCCGAACTGGGCGCAGTAGTCGTACAGCGAGTGGTACCCGCCGCCGCCCAGGTCGACGTTCGTGGTGAAGACCGCCCCGCCCGCGGCGGGTGCGAGGCTGAGGGCGGCGAGCGCGGTGACGATCAGCTTCTTCATCGTCAACACCTCGTCCAGACCCACTGGCCCGCGAACGGATCCCAGTAGTTGCAGTACTGGCCGCTGCCGCCGCCCGGATCCTGCCACGTTGCCGAGGCGGTCACGGGCGCTGCGAGAGCAGCAGCGACTGCGAGGAGTGCTACCAGCTTCTTCATGAGTCTCCTTCTGAGAGATGGAGCAGGACAGGTGCGATCGTACTAGCTGCGGCAGCAACTTGCGGGTTGCTCGAGATCACCCCCTTCGCCCACGCGTCGATCTGACTCTGGGTCAAGGGGACGAAGCCGTCGTCGCGCGCGTGCAGGTGGCACGTCCCGGCGCCACGCTTGATCCTCGAGCCGCACCAGCATCGGTTGGAGCTAGGCACCGAGCCTCCTCTCTGCCGCCTCAGCGACGTCGGCGATGAACTCCTCGCGGTGCATGATCGCCCAGCCGAGGACGACCGCGAGGACGTGGTACCTCTTCAGCCTCGACGACCACTCGGTCGCCTCGAGGATGATCGCGAAGTCCTCGATCCATTCGTCGAGGATCTTCGCTCCGACCTCGGCGTCGTCGGGGACGGCGACCGTCCACTCCTTCGTCGGGCGGAGCTTCCCCGGCTTCGGCTTCGACCGGTCGCTGCGCTTCACGTGGCCGCAGGTGGGGCACTGCTCGCCCTCCGGCAGGTTCTCATGGCCGACGTCCTCGCCCGCGGCCGGAGGCTGGTGCCTGGTCGGGCCGAGGGATTCCCAGAAGACCTCGCCGGAGGCTTGGCCGCCTTCCATCGGCCGCTCCCACCACATGCATCCGTCGCTCCAGCGGAGGCGCGCACGGTAGCCGCCGATCTCGCCGGTCAGCATGTCGTGATGCTCGACGCAGAAGCCGAGGCGGTTGCCGATCACGGCACCGTCGGGGAGCTTCACCCACTCGTACGGCTGCCCGCGGAGGTAGCTGCGGGGCCAGCAGTGGTGGGTGTGCGCCGCCATCTTCCCGCAGTTCGGGTGCGAGCAGGTCGCTGCGACGTCGTAGGCGTTCCCGGGGTGGCCCCGGATGCCGAAGTCGCCGCTGGGCAGGAGCGTCACGGTGTCCCCATTCGGAAACTGAATGAACATGCCCCCCGAAGTGTCACGACTGTGACCCCTCGAGGTCGAAGCACTGGCTGCACGGGCGGCCGATCTTCCCGGCATGCTCGATCAGCACCGGCTGCGAGGAGTAGTTCATCGAGTACACGGTGCGGCCGCAGTCCGTCAGCTGGAAGAAGCCGCGGTCGTCGCGCCCGTGGCGGCGCTCCCGCCTCGAGTGGTAGACGAGATCGCCCTTCACCAGCGGCGAGGAGCCGAGGAACCACACGACCCTGTCCCACCAGCTGCGCCTTTTCACGTGGAAACACTCCCTTCGTTGGCGATGCTCCGCTCCCACGCCCACGCTGGGCAGGTCGAGCGGAAGCCGCAGTAGCGGCAGGCGGGGCCGCCCTTGTAGTCCATGAACAGCCCGTTGGTCGGCCAGGCCTCGTCGGGGCCGTGGCGGTTCATGAACCACTCGACCTGCTCCTTGTAGGCGCGCAGGACACCGCGCGTCACCTCGGCGATGTCGTGCCGGTACGGGATCGCCATGTCGGGGTCGGTGAGAGGCGTCGCGATCGACGGCGTCTTCGCCCTCGAGAGCGAGTGGAAGTGCGTCGGCTTCTGCTTCACCAGCGTGTAGATGGCGCCCTGCATCCGCCAGTTGGCGTCCGGCTTGCGGCTGACCTGCTTGCCGGTCTTCAGGTCGATGACGTCCTCCTGCTCGACGAAGTCGAGGTAGCCGATGAACGGCACCGGGATCCCGTCGACGTACAGGTCGAACCTCTGCTCGGGACGCTCGACCGGCTGGATCCGCGGCGACACGGTGTGGTGGTAGGCCTGCGCCATCCGCTCACCGTCGCGCCGGTAGTCGTCCGGCTTCACGCCGTCGTCCCACTTGATCACATCGAGGCCGCCGTCGCTCTCGACCGCCTTCGGCCACGACTTGTCGTGGAAGTACTCGACGACCTCCGGCACCGGCTTGTCGACGCCCGACGTCACCTTGTCTGCGTGGCTGAACGCCAGCGCGTCGTGGACGGCGGAGCCGAGCGTCAGGGCGCCGCCGGGGCGCTCCTTCCGGCCGAGGATGTACCGCTGCCGGTACGCCTCCGGGCAGACGCGGAGCAGGCGGAGGCTCGAGGCCGAGAACGACTTGATGTAGCCGCCGAGGTAGTCCGGCTGCGGAGGGGGCGCCTCGAGCGGCACGACGAGGCCCTCCTCGGTCACCCGGAAGTTGTCCGGCACCGGCGGCATGACGAACGGGCTGCGCTCGACGTCGACGGCGCTCACGACAGCACGTCCATCAGGTGCGCCGTCAGCACTGCGGTGATCAGCAGCGAGTTGACGATCCAGACGTGAAGCAGGAACGTGACCCCCTTGCGCGGCATCACTCGCCCGCCTTCAGGTCGAAGCAGGCGGTGACGACGAGGACGTCGCCCTGCGGCACCCACTTGCGCGCGCCGCCGACCTCGACCAGCACCTTGCCTCGCTTGCACTCGAGGATCCGCACCTCGGTCGAGGTAAAGCCGATCACGCTAGCCGCCTTCATCGGAGGGACTCCGCCCACGCGACCGCGACCGCGGCGACGTGGATCAGTTCCTTCCGGACGTCGCCGCCGTCCTGAACGATGTCGTGGTCGCCGAGGATCGCACGCGCCACCTCGCCGACCTCCTCCATCAGGGCGGCGAGCTTCTCGCCGTCGTCCATGCCGTCAGGCGTGGCGAGGGTGTACGTGAAGCGACCCTCGCGACGCAGCTGCTCCTGACGGTGGCGCTCCTGGCGCACCTCGAGGAGTACGAGCGACGTCGTCATCGCCAGCCCCGCGTTCTCAGGTGGAGGGTGATCTTCAGGATCTCCTGCGCCTCGAGGCGCGCGGCGCGGCGCGGGCCTGGGGCCTCACGCCGCTTGATCTTCTGCCGCCTCGTCATCAGAACGGGATGCAGTCGTCGGCGTGAAGCTCGCCGGGGATGGCGCCGCAGCCGTTGCACGGCGTGTCGTTCACGTTCACGTTCGGGATCCCCGCCTCTGTGAACGACTGCTGCGTCGCCTCCTCGGGCTGCTGGCCGTCATACGTGGCCGTGCCGTCCGTCTGGACGTGCGCCTGCGGCTGGGCCTGCGGGGGCGCCACGTTGAACGCCGTCACGCCGAAGCGGGCGGGGCCGTGGACGAGGTAGGCCATCACGACCTCGGCGGTCTGCACCATCGACACCGAGTCCGACGGGATCCGCTCGGCGCACGCCAGGTCGATCGCCGCCTTGACCGCGACCTGCCGGTAGATCTTCATGTCCCGGCTGTCCGGCTGGAACGGGTCGACGGGCTGCTGCGGCGGGGCCTGCTGCTGGGGCTGTGCGGCCGTCTGAGCGGCAGCCAGCTGCGCCTGGGCCTGCGGAGTCAGCCCAGCCATCTGCGGCGCTGCAGCGGCCTGCTGCGGGGGCGCCTGGTAGACCTGCTGCTGCGGCGCGGCGATCGTCCCGGCGGGGCCGATCTGGTTGAGGTACCGGTTCATGAAGTTCTGCCCCGGCTGGTGCGGGTTCGGGTTGCCGGAGTCCTGCACGGTGACCATCGCCGAGACGGGCTGGCCCATCAGGGCGGCGGCGGCGTTGATGATCTCCGGCTTCTTCGTGTCGACCTTCACCGGGTACTGCTTGTTCGGCTCGGTGATCGAGTAGCGCACCCAGCCGTTCGAGCGGGCCTCGAGGCCGGAGAGGGTGCCGGTGACGACGTGGTCGCCTACGGGCAAAGACATGAGGAACCTCCTACGTTGGGTTGACGATCAACAAGGGTACGAGCGTGTCACGATCGTAGCACTCCGGGCGGACGGAATCTACTCGGAGAACGCCACCTCGCCGTGGCCCACGATCTCCCACGCGCGGCCCCTCCAGAAGCCGTCCGGCCCCCACGCTCCGCGGGCCTCGAGCGGGAACTCGATCGCCCTTCCGCGGTCGCAGCTGGGGCAGGGCACGCTCGCCTCCGGGTAGCGCGAGTCGCCGGTCGCCATCGCCACCAGCCCGTTGTCCTCGCACAGGTCGCACTCGGCCTCCCCGGGCTGCACCGGGTTGCGACGCTTCACCTCCGCCTTGACGTCGTGGACGAACGTCGGGAGCTTCGGCATCTTGTCCGGCGCGTTGCCCCGCATCCACTGCTGCACGATCGCCATGACGATCTCGCCGTCCATCTCCTCGAGCGCGGGGATCCAGACGACGGCCTGCTCGGCGTTCCGCTCGGGGTGCAGGTCGTAGAGCGCGCTGATGATCCCCCAGATCGACTCAGCTTCCTCGCGTTTCACCGTTCCTCCTCCTGTCGATCTCGGCTTCGCGCTCGCGCATCCGCTCGCGCTGCTCGGCGAGCATGTTGCGGGCGCCTGAGTGGTCGGCGGCGTAGAGGGCGAGCTTCTGCTCGTACTCCTTCGTCGACATCCGCTGGCCGGTGCGGGCGAGCATCAGGTCACCGGCGATGTACTGGACGACCTCGGGGCGGCCTCGCAGCACGCCCATGTAGCAGGCGGCGGTCACGACGTCGTGCGGGAAGCCGTCCTTCAGCAGCGTCCGGGCGTGCCTGCCGATGATGTCGCGCCACGACGGCGGCACTAGCACACCGGTTGCTTTGCAAGCGACGACGACGTTGCCGACGACTCGCGGCGCCGTCCACGGCTGCGCCTCCTCGATCTCGCTCGACCTCGCCAGTTCAGATTCCAAGTGACTCACTCCTTCCAGTGTAACAGTGGTAGCGGTCGGCTCTCCCTGGTTCGGGAGGCGGGGTTGGCTGGCGCCCGGGGCAGCGGCTGGCTGGCGGGCGGCAGTTAGCTTCCGTGTTCTCGATCTGAGAGGGATCCCACTCGTTGCCTGCTGGCGGCCCCCACTCCGGATCCGGTCACGCGCGGTGCGCTCGCTGGCGTCCGCTGTCGGCGACCGTCGTCCGGTTGGACGCTTGGCATGCCCGAGTTCTACGTCCTCCCCGGCCACCAGCACCTCTCCCGAGACTCTCACGGAAGATGTCAGCGCAGCTGCCGAAGGGCTGCCTCCATCTCGTCGTCCGGCCACTCGATCCAGTCCGGCCAGACGACGACGTCATGCCCGTTGATCGTCGCCACGAACGGGTACTTCGTTGGTGCCGTGGGGACGAGTCCTCGCGCGCGCTGACGTGCGTGACGAAGCTCCCTCCTCGAGGGGGGGCGGTTCGTCTGGTGTTGCGAATCTTCCAGCTTGCTCGACCTCTCTTGTCTGCGGCGTCCGATCCTACGTGGTACGCTTTCCCCGCCGCTTGAGGAGGTGGCGATCGTAGCACGTTGAGGCCCTCCTGTGACTCGACCTCCGGGAGGGCCTCCGTGCTTCGTCATCCGGACGGGTCTTGTACACTCCAGGCATGCTCGTCAGGGAAGCCGCACCGGATGGCTCCAACACGAACGCGACGCACCCGGCGGTCGAGGTCGACAGCCCCGAGAAGGGGGTCGCCTTTCAGTTCGAGGTGACCGCGATCGGCGCGACGCCGACGGTGACCTACAAGTGGCAGGGTTCGGTCGACGGGACGAACTGGGACGACGTCGCGTACATCACGGCGGCCGCGGACACGCTCGCCGTCACGACCCGCGCGCGCACGACCGTCTCGGCCGACCTGCTCTTCCTCGCGAACCCGCTCGCACGCATCTACCGGCACTACCGCCTCGTCACGTCGGGGATCCTGAACGTGACGTACCGGGCGAAGATCTTCGTCCCGGACTAGACCGTGCGCGTGAACCACGCCCAGGCGCTGGAGCGGTGGGAGGCGCTCGACGGCCGCGTCCCGAACCAGCCGAAGCTGACGTGGCTGCCGCTCGAGCCGGACGAGGACGGCATGACCCACCTCGAGATCTCCTCGCCGCACGCCAGCGAGGAGGCTGTCGCGCGCGCCGTCGGCCTCACCGTCTACCCGGACGTCGCCGCTGGCATCCGCCGCACGACGCCGTCGACGGCGGGCTACGTCGTCAGCGAGCCGCACCGGCCGCCCGCTCCGTCGGCCGCAGCCGCTACTGTGAAGCGCACGCAACCGGTCAACGCGCCCGTACGGGCAAACGAGGCCTGACAGATCGAAGGAGGTAGAGATGGCGCCTGCAAAGAAGCGCACGGCCACCAAGAAGACCTCGACCTCGAGGGCCTCGGGTGAGCGCGTCAACACGAAGGATCTCCGTCAGGAGACGGACGGCGTTCTGACCGCGATCAAGGCGGACATCGCGTCGCCGGAGTCGCCGATCCTGCCGGACGAGAAGCTCGCGGAGGTCGGCCCCGCGGAGCCGGAGAAGATCGGCAAGCTCGAGCAGGGCGACACGGTGGCGGCGCACGAAGCGCACGTCGTGACGTCCTCGCCCGCCGCGCTCGTCGAGCGGATGGAGAAGGAGAGCGGCCCCGACGGGCTGCCGACCGACGTCATCGCTCGCGAGCAGCAGGTGCGGGCCGCCCGCACGGAGTTCCAGCGGGTCGAGGGGACGGGCCGGGTCGCTGGCGTTCGCGACTCGGAGCGGCCGAAGCGCGGAGGCGACGCCGCCTAGCTCGGGGAGAACACAGTCGCGCGGGAAGACCGACGAGGGGCCTCACGGCCCCTCTGTCGTTCAGCTGAGCAGGTCGACGACCTCGTCCCACCGGTCGCTGATCGCCCGCAGGATCTCGCCCTCCTGCTCCTCCCGCGCGCGGCGGTCGTCGAGCAGTTCGGTGTCGAGCAGGTCGTTCAGGCTGCTGGTGATCAGGTCGACGATCACGCTCGGCTCGAGAGCGTCAAGCTCCCACGACTCGTCGCCGTAGCGGGCGATGTAGTCGTTGGCCCTCGAGTCGGTCAGCTTCGCCGGGTTCGGGGGCGGGTCGTACTGGTCGATCTGCGCCATCGTCAGCGCGATCCTGTCGACGACGATCTGCTGCCGGGTGTGCGCGTAGACGAAGTCGCCGAGGCGCTCCCGGATGTCGCGGGTCATGTCGATCCCGGACGGGTCGTGGTCGCCGAGGTGCAGGATCACCACGTCCTTGCCGTTCTCGACCTCCCGTGCGCACCGCCGTCCGGCCCTCCACATCTCGGACTGCGACACGTAGCCGCGGCACGACAGGAACGGGACGGTGAAGTCCCGGCATGCCCGCTCGACGACCGAGACGAGGGCGTCCTTCTCGACCCACACCTCGACGTGCTTCTCCTGCCCCTCGAGCAGGTCGATCGCGTAGCCACCGGCCACGCTCTCCATGAAGGAGGCGGGGTCGTCCCACGACGGGAAGCTGCGGACGTAGCGGGTGCGGTCGGTGATGTGGTTCCAGTCGATCTCGCCCGCCAGCCTGGCGTCGTTCACGATCGAGCCGAGCTTGTTGTACTCGCTCTGCTTGTTCGCGATCTCGCCGCGCGCGACGAACTGGTAGTACAGCTGCCTGAGCGTCAGGTCGAAGCCCTGGGCACCGTACTCCCTGAGGATCGCGTTGGCCCGCTCGATGACGTCCTGCGTCTTCGGGCGGAAGTTGAACGTCTTGTACTTGATGCGTGGCATCGCTCCTCCTGGGTTGACTGACGCCGCCCCTAGTCGGAGCGGCTGGTGGTGCCTTCGCCGATGCGCATGTGCCAGTCGCACGTCGTCGACTGCATCACACCGTCGACGCCGACGACCTTCCAGACGGCGTAGCGGTACTCCATCCGGGGCGGGATCCGGCAGTGGCAGTCCAAGACGCGCTCGGACTTCGTGTGCCGGATCTCCGCCCTGTAGAACGCGACTCGACCGGCGGCCGCACCTCGATCGAGCGCCGCCTGGGCCGCCTCGATCTCCTCGTTGGTCACGACAGCCTCCGGGTTGACTGACGAGCGCCCCTAGACGGGGCGCCCATCGCGCTCGTTCAGCACCTTCAGGCGCTGCTCGAGTTCTCGCTTCCGCTCGCGCAGCTGCTCGATCTCGTCGGCTGCCTGGCGGAGCAGGCGTCCGTCGAGATTCTTGCGCTCCCGGTTCGCCGCCCACGTGCGGAGCTTCGCGGGCAGGGTGCCGCTCATGACAGCGGCGGGACGTTCAGGGCGGCCACGATCTCCTCGGCCTCCGACATCCCCTTGCCGACCAGCGTCTTCAGCTGCTCCGGCTTGAACCGGAAGACCCAGCTGCCGTCCTCGCGGTAGATGGCCGCAGTGAAGTACGACGGGGCCGGGGCGAGCGGGCGGGTCAGGTCGGTGCCGGAGACGCTCTCGGGGGCGCCGTCGGGGATCGCGCGGAGCGTGTACTTCTGGTGCATCTGTGCCTCCTCAGGTTGACTGACGTTCCAGCTGGCCGCTGGAGCGGAGGCGCTGCACCGCACGTGCGACCGGCTCGCCCTTGAAGACGAGGCCGCAGTGCAGGTCGGCGATCGGCGGCGGCCACAGGCCGCGCCGCATGAACCGGATGACACGATGGCGGGGCACGCCGTGGATCTCGAGGATCTCATGGGTGCCGACGTACTCGGGATGCTTCAAGTCGTCCTCCTGTCTCGACCGTGACAGTGTAACGAGGGTGACTGATGTCCCCGGCCGCCGCTGCGCAGCAGAACCCACTTCCGGCCCTTCCCCTCGGAAACGGCCGGGGACTGACGCCCCCGAAGGGGCGCGTGCTACTCGTCGAGCGGCTCGAGCGCCGACATGTCGTCGACCTCGAGCGCCGAGTCCAACCCGTCGGCCCGGAAGCCGAGCCAGACGCGGACGTTGTGGTACTCCTCGGCGCCGACCACGCTGGCCTCGAGGACGCCCTCGTCACCGAGGTAGATGCCGCTGTCCTCGAGCGCGTCGTGGACGACCTCGAACCGGCCGATGACGGCGGTGAGGCCGTCGTCGGGATCCTCACGCCACTCCTTGGCGCTGAACCCCTGACGCTGAAGCTCAGCCTCGATCAGAGGCCGAGCTTTGTCTGCGTCCATGCTGCTCCTTTCGTTGGGTGACCGACGCCCCCTCAGCGGGGGCGCTCCTCGAACTCCTCCCGCTCGCGCTGCTCGTAGCCGTAGATGGCACCGGAGCAGAACGAGACGAGGGCGACACAGATGCACAGCACCAGCACCTCGACGCCGGTCATGGCCGGAGCGGCTGGTGGACGCGTGCGTCGTGCCGCCTCTCGTTGAGGTGGTGGTTCAGGACGGGGACGAGGAAGGGGAAGTCGCGCTCGTCCCGGCGTGCCGCCGTCACGTACGCCTCCCACTCGACATCCTCGGCCATCGTCCGGGCGGCGACCAGGGCCGCCTCGATCGTCTCGGCCTCGGCGCGGTCGCCGGTCGACATCACGATCTCGTACATGGAGCCTCCTTCGGGTTGACTGACGCCCCCGTGGGGGCGCTGGTTCAGTGGTACTCCGGCGGCGCCGCCTCGATCATGTCCCGCATGTGCTGGACGGGCGAGACGCCGCGCACCTTCGCGACCTCGACGACGACGTCGACGGCCAGGTCGCTGAGGGCCTGCGTCGAGATGCCCTTCAGGTCGAACTTGAACAGCCCCGACCGGCCGAGTGTGGCCGGGATCTCGAACGTGGTGCGATCAGCGGGCATGGCTCCTCCTTCGGTTGGGTGACTGACGCCCCCTACTCGGGGGCGATCGGGCAGGGGTCGAGCCGCATCTTCCCGGCCCTCCACGTGCGGTCGTCGCCGACGCGCACGATGGCGTCCTTCCCGCAGCGCGAGCAGCGGGTCGAAGCGACGAGGTCGCCGAAGTCCTCGCGGATGTCCCACCGCTCCGGCTGGTGGCCGTCGTCGCGCGCTCCGGCGTCGTACGCGCCGATCAGCCGCTCGAGGGTGATCTCGAGGGCCTCCTTCGCCGCGCTTGCCATGTGTGCCTCCTCGGGTTGACTGACTCCCCCCACCTGCGCTCGGTCGCAGCGGGGCCGCTAGGGGACGGCCTCGGGCGCCTACCGGTCGACGGTGGGGGGACTGACGGGGCGCCGAAGCGCCCCGGGTGCTACGCCTTCACGACCTCCTTGATCAAGCCCGTCAGCTTCACCTTGGCAGGCTCGGTGCGGAGCAGCTGCCGACCGACGTACGTGTCGGTCGAGCGGTAGCCCCGCAGGTGGTCGAGGTACTCGATCCCGGCCAGCCGCAGCCCGTAGGCGGTCAGCTTGTGGGCCTCGGGGATCGTCGGGCCGTTGAACAGGTTCCGGACGGCTGCCCGGGCCGTCTCGACGTTCGAGACGACGCGGTCGGAGATCAGCGCCTCCGGCGGCATCGGCAGGAACGACGTCACGAAGAGTTCCCGCTGCTCCCGGGTGACCGGGATGCGGGCAAGCTCCTCCGACAGCGCCGTGAAGGCGGCGAAGTCGTCGCGGACACCGCGGAGCGCCAGCTTGGCGTCCTCGATCCGCTTCGAGACGTGCTTCGTGTGGCGGAAGACGAACTCGGTCTTGTTGCGCCGAGCCTCCGCCGCCGACGCCTCGTCGGTGTTGGCGCAGACGACCCGCACCGACGTCGAGCGTGCGACGAGGGAGCCTGAGCCGTCGTGCGTCCAGCGGACGACGAGGTAGGGCAGGGTGACGCTGTCGTCGCCGGAGATGGTCACCGGCTCGTCGAGCCACGCCGTGACGAGGCAGACAGCACCGTCCTTCAGGGTGATGCCCGTCTCGTACTTGGCGCCCTCGCCGACGATCGCGTCGACGATGTCCCAGCCGACCGAGTTCTGGATGATCTCGTAGCTCGAGCGGACGACGTTCAGCACGTTGCCCTCCGTCGAATGCTCGAGGGCCTTCCAGCCCTTCAGCGGGACAGCCATCGGCTGCGCTCCCGGCCAGTCGTTCGGCTTCTCGACCTTCAGCTGCCGCTCGAGAACCTCGAAGTCGTGACCGGCGAGGCGCATGCCCTCCTCGCGGCCCGGGAAGTCCTCGAGGACGGTGCCCAGCTGGTGCCAGGCGGGGGTGCGGACGAAGAATCCGCGGTCGAAGTAAGCAGGCATGGGCCTGTCTCCTTTCGGGTTGACTGACGCCCCGGAGGGCGCGCGTTCAGACCTTCTCGCCCGCCTCGCTGGCCGGGACGATGCGGGTGCTGTACCGCTCATGGTTCAGGTTGATCATGTAGCCGTCCTCGATCTTCTCCGCGCGGCGGCGGTAGGTCGGCTTCGACTGCGAGACGATGTCGCCCGTCTCGTCCTCGACGACCTCGACGACGAACTGCTCCTGCTCGGACATGCCTCCTCCTCGGGTTGACTGACGCGGCCCCCCACCGCAGCAGGGGGCCGGTCATGAGCCGGGTTAGATGCTGTTCGACTTCGTCATCTACCACCTCCCAGCGTCGTTGGGCAGGCCCTTCGGGTCGCCTGGCGCGTAGCCGTCGCCGACCGGGTCGTACGGGCCGAACGCCTCGATCGGCTGCTCGCCGTCGGGGGCGCGGTGGCCCACCGGCTGGCGGTCGTACTCGCTCAGGTCGCCCTTCGCGATGTACCGCTCGAGGATCGACATGAAGCGGTCGCCGACGATGCCGATGTCGACGGCGCGCACCAGCTGGCCGTGCAGCGCCAGGGCGGTGTCGTGGTCGAGCGTGACGACAAGCTCGCCCCCGAACGGGGCGTAGTTGGCGATGAGCATCGGTGCCTCCTTGGGTTGACTGACGCGCCCGAAGGCGCGCTGCTACCAGGCGGTGCAGTCCGCGATCTCCCACGCGGGTGCCTGCTCGCCGATCACGTCGGTGGCGAGCGTCGCGGGGTGCACCTCGAGGGCCTCGTCGTCGCTGAGGCCGTCGGCGTCGACGGAGGGCACGACCACCTTGAAGTGGCCCGCCCGGTCGTTCTCGGCGTCGTACACCTCGACCTTGCACGCGGAGTCGCTGCCGTCGCGCTTGGCGTCGGGGTGGTACAGGACGCCGAGGCAGTGCTGCGCCTCGCGCTCGAGCCGCCGCTCGTTCTGCTGCTCGTTCATCGGATCCTCCTCGGGTTGACTGACCCCCGCCACGGTTCTCCGAACGTAGCGGGGCTGTGTGCTACAGGACGCCGATCTCGACGAAGCCGTCGCCCGTCCAGGCGTACTCGATGATCTCGTCGGTGACGGAGATCTCCTGGGGGGCGAGGGCGAGCCGGACGATCATGTTCTCGCCAGCCGACATGGTGACGATCTCGCGGCCCTCGGGGATCGCCTCCATCGCTGCTGCGACCTGGGTGGCGACCTCGCTGCCGCGGAACTTGTACTGCTCGAGCGTCATGATGCTCCTCCTCGGGGTTGACTGACACGCCCTCATGAGAGGGCGCGGTCGTACAGGCCGTAGACGAGCTTGTAGGCCCGCAGCCCGCCGACGCGGCGGAAGCGGTAGCCGGTCGCCCAGCTGACGTGCGGCAGCCGCACCTTCAGCGTGAGCTTGCGGAAGAGCGGCCACGTCTTCGGGCCGGTGCCGTTCGGCGACCCGTTCGGGCCGCGCAGGAAGAGCAGGGCCTGCGGGCCGTAGCAGCCGCTGCCGCCGTCGTTGAGGCTGATGCTGAGTCGCACTTCGTGCGCGCCGACGGGGATGTCGGCGGCCTTCGTCTTCAGGAGCGTGCGCTTGAACATGGATCCTCCTCGGGGTTGACTGACGTCGATCCCAGCGGCCCGCTCAGGCGCTCCTACCCTCCCCGGATCGTGCGCACTCCCCGGATGCTCTCGGATCGCCCTCGCGGGCTGTTACCGCTTCACTCGCCCGTACGCTGTCGGGTGGTTCCAGCTTCGTTCAGGGATCGCTCGAGAGCTACTCGAGACGTGGTCGTTAGCCGTCAGGCTGGCCCTTGGCTGGACGGTACCTCGCGGTGCTGGGATCGACTGACGCCCCGGTGTCTCCCGGGGCGGCTCGCCTAGAAGGCGATGACCTGGCTGAACTCGATGCTGTGGAACTCCTTGCGCTGCCGCTTGGCGAAGCGCAGGCCGTGGCCGAGGGCCTTCGCGGCGCCGGTGTTGATGCCGCGTGCCTCGACGGTCACCTTCAGGTGTGTGCCGTCGCCGAACGTGATCTTGTACTCGATCTTCTTCACGGTGTGCCTCCTGGGTTGACTGACGCCCCGTGAGGGGCGCTGCTACAGGCCGCGCTCGCGGACGCGGTGGGCGTACGGGGCGATGCGCTTGTCGCCGAAGCCGCGGGCGAGCAGGCGCTGCTCTTCAGCTGCGGCGCTGTCGAAGACGCGGTAGGCGGTGACGCGCTCGCTGTGGAAGTAGCCGCCCTCGGGGATGCGCCGGACGTCGACCCACGTCTCGCCGATCGAGTCGACGTAGACGCGTGCCTGGTCGCCGCTGCTGTCGGTGAGCGTGAACAGGTCGCCGCCGAAGGCCCAGCTGGTGCCGAGGTACTCGAGCTTGAGGTTCATGATCTCCTCCTGGGGTTGACTGACTCCCCGCTCACGCGGGGAACCGGACGCTCGTCGCGCCTGCCTCGACGTCGGCGATGTACTCGTCCCAGGCCTGCTCTTCCCACGGCTCCCAGTTGGCCTGGACGAGCGTGAAGAAGGCGATCTCGAGTGCGAGTGCGGTGCGCATGGTGGCTCCTTCGGGGTTGACTGACGGCCCCGGCACCTCCGAAGAGGTGAGTCATCCGGGGCTGTCGTCGTGCGCGCTGCTCGAGGCCCATCGGCGTTCGAGCTTGGTGACGGGGGCGCTGCTCCCGTCGTTTCGGCTGTTCCCACGAACCACTGCTCGACAACGTCAGCCGACGCGCCGAAGCGCGCCCCGTGTCCGGTCTTCAGAGTCACCGTTGTCTGGTTCGTAAATGTGTGTTCTCCCCGGGTCGCACTGCCCGGGAGGCTCTCATCTACTCCGTGAACGTGCGCTCTACCCCGACCTCGGTCGGACGCGGCTCAACACCGCTTCGAGCGCAGCGCCCCTGTAGGAGGAGGCTGGCTAGGTAGGGCCGCTTCCGCGGGGAGTGGTCACCCGGGCCTGCGGTGCAACACGGACGTCACTCGGGTACATGAAGCTCGCGGGGTATGGGGCGAGCCGGGGGCCTGTGGGCCAGATCCGGTGGGTCGGGGTTGCCTGCTCGTTGTAACACCCGTGACACCCTGTCAACCCCCTCGAGGGCACATCCGAACAAAATCCTTACAAAGTGTTCGGGGGGCAGCGGGCGTCCGCGGGGGCAGGTAGAATGGCTCAACGATGCGCTTCCCCCGGTCTAGGAGGTCGTGATGCTCGCTCTGATCTTGTTCGTGTTGGCGGCGGTGCTGGCGGCCATCGCCGCGTTCTTCGACACGGGCCGCGACGACGTGCTGTACGCGCTCGCGGTGAGCTTGATCGCCGCTGGTCTTGCGGTGCAGGCGTACCAGGCGCTGTGAGCCGACGTCGGGCAACGGTGGGGCTGGCGGTGTCGGCGGCGCTCGTCGTCGTCGGTGCCGCTCTTGGCGTGAGGTGGGGCGCGTTCAGTGAGTGAGGTCGAGGGCACGACGGCCGAGCCGCTAGCGGATCCTCCGTCCTGGCAGGACATGCTGGACTCGGTGCCTCTGGACATCGCGATCGACAGCGAGGTCGACACGTCCGGCTTGACCGATCCTGCGCATCTCGAGGGGTCGCCGAAGCGCCGCTGCATCGCCGTGAGACGCGCTGGCGGCCGGTGCACGGTGACGGCGCTGCACTCGCACGTCCTCTGCGGAGCGCACTCGGGACTACTGGATCCCAGCGAAGGCGCGCGAGCCAAGGCGGAAGCGATGCGGGAACGCCGTATCTCAGCCGAGGAGAGGGCACGGTTGGCCCGCCTCTCCAGCCGCGACGTGATTCGTGAGGCGATGGCGGAGAAGCATGTGCAGCTGCGGGCGACGGTGCACACGCTGCTCGACGCTGCTGCTACTGGGGATGTGCAGGCGGCGAAGCTGGTGGGGCCGTACATCAACCAGGCTGAGGGCATGCCCACTGAGCGCACGGTGTCGCTGCCCCCTGAGAGCGAGGGCGACATCAAGGCCATGCCTACTGCTGACCTGCTTGCGCTGGTGCGTGAGCGGCGTGCGGCGAGGCAGCTGCGTGCGGTGGGCGACCCGGATCAAGAGCAGCCGCGCGAAGCCCCCGGGGGGTAGAGGAGGGGGAGGGAGGGGGGTACCCCCGCGACCGCGCCGCGCGGGCCGGAGCCTCCCGGCGGCCACCCCCAGCAGGCTCCATGCTGCCCATCCTGCTGTCACAGTCGTGACGCCCGGGTGGCCCGGATGCGGCCCTCGATTCGGCTCTCGAGGCTCTCTCGGCGGCCCCCTGCAGCCGCTAGCGACCTGTGCTATGGTGCCCAGTGTCGCTAGCACCCGAGTGTAGGAGGAGGTCGAGTATGCGTGTCACGGATCGGATGGTGGAGGCCGCGATCGACGCGGCGAACAGCCCGGAGGCGCGTCGCCGCGATGTGCCCCCGAGGGAGGTCACCCGGCGGGTTCTCGAGCGTGCCCTGGAGGCGTCGACGGTGCCGGTGTTCGACCCCGAGGAGGTGCGGCGCGACACCGTCGCCGACGTCAACCACGCCCTCGAGTACGCCGGTCAGGAGGTGCGGGTCGACATCAGCCACGACATGTCGCTGATGGTGCGGTCGGTCATGGGGTTCCAGCTGCCGTACGACTTCACCGTCGCCCCCGACGGGGAGGTGCGAGGCCCGATCAACGCCGAGCGCGACGACTCGCCGGAGAAGCGCCTCCAGCGCCTCGAGTCCGGCTACGACACCGTCACCGGCCTGCTCGTCCGCTGCGCCCAGATCCTCGAGCAGCACCTCGCTAACAACGACCTGCTCCTCTCCCGCATCGAGCGGGCCGAGCGGGCGATCCTGCACGTCGCCTCCGAGGCGGGCGACTCGATCGGCGCCGAGTCGATCCTCGGCGAGGAGGTGCGGTCGTGACCCCCGAAGAGAACGAGGCGTTCGAGGAGGCCCTCGCCCAGCTGCCCGCCTGCACACAGTGCGGAGGCTCGATGGAGCCGATCCCCGAAGACGAGAGGCCCCAGCATCCCGGTCAGGGGCCGCCACTGAACTTCCGCTGCGAGAACCACCCGGACTGCGAGGTCGTCGGCTTCCTCCACGAATCGAGCGCCACCAACCCGCAGGACGCGATCGAGGAGGTGCGGCGGTTGATGGGGATCGACACCCGCGTGAAGCTGCCCGAGTACAGCCGCGGCGAGATCTACTCCGCGATCGGCCACAAGACCGTCCACCAGAAGTGGCCTCCCGGCTTCGACGTCGACGTCGCCCTGCTCACCGCGCTCGCACGGCTCGAACTCGAGCAGGAGGCGGCCGTCGAACTCGCCAACCGCAGCATGGCGCTCACCGAACTCGCCAGCCGCGACGAAACCGACCTCGACACGCTCAGGGCAGCCGTGTTGAAGCACGGCGCAGCCACCCTCGACGTCGGCGAGAGGATGACGTCGTGAACGAGAACGAGGCGCGACGCAGGCGCATCGCCGAATGCGTCCGCGCCCAGGAGGCGCAGCAGGGCTTCCCGGAGATCACGCTCGAGCGTGTCCGGGAAGTCCTCGACATGGAACTCGTCGGCGGCGGCTGGTACACCCGCGCCTGCCGCTACCTCCTCGGCGAACTCGACGAGACGATCGAGGCGCTCGCGAACCTACACGCCGAGGTCGAGGGGGCCGAGAGCGTCGGGATCTGCCTCCCCGAACGGGTCGCGTCGCTGAACGCCTCCCAGCGGCTCTCCGCTCTCGGCTACACAGGGGACGCCGGTGGGGCGTGACCGCAAAGCGCAGCTGGGGGCGCGCGTCCCCGACGTCGTCCGCCAGATGGCGGTCGAGCAGGCGGCCGCCCGCGGCGTCAGCCTCAACCAGCACATCGAATGGCTGATCAGGCAGGCCGCCAGCGAGATCACCATGCCGACCCCGCCAGGCCTCGGCGACGGCCTCCGCATGCTCGAGGACGCCGCCGAGGAGGCGGGAGCGACCGAAGAGGAGGTCGCCGAGATCCTCACCGGCATCGGCCTGCCGAAGAAGCTCGACGTCAACTGCAGCCTCAGGGACTACCACTGGCGCTGCTCACCCGGCAACCCGTGCCGGAGATGCGGAGGAGAAGCATGAGCGATCAGGACTGCCTGTGCGGCGAACTCGGCAGCTGGCGCCGCGAAGACGGCGTCGTCCTCTGCCAACGCCACAACGACCGCGACCTCGCCGAGGCCGAGAACACGTTCATCGGCACCCTCAACGGCTCGATCATCGCCAAGCCGAACCTGGCCCGGGTCGGGCTGTGGGAGGAGGCAGCCGAGCAAGGCCGGGAGGTGCAGGAGGAGATCCGAGACAGCTTCGTGCCGCCCGAGATCGACTTCGCCGACTTCCACGCGTGGCTGCTGCAGAAAAGCGGCAACGCCGGGATCCCCCAGGGCCTGCTGCTGAAGATGGCGGTGATCGCGATCAACAAGCTGCACGACGCGAGCGACCGCTGGAACCGGCTCGAGATCCGCGAGCAGCCGAGCGCGCCCATCTGGCTCTCCCAGGAGGAGGCGGCCAAGCTCACCAAGGCCCTCCAGGGCCAGAAGAACACGACCGTCCGGATCCTCCGCCAGTCGATCCGCGACCTCTTCGACTGATGGCCCGCGAGAAGCACGTCTCCACGCCACTGCTCGGCCCCTGCCACACCCCCGGCAAACGGGCGTTTCAGGACAAGAAGGCGGCGAAGCTCCACATCCGGCGGATGCGCGGCGCCGAAGACCGCGGCATGATGCAGGCGTACACCTGCTCCTCCTGCGGCCGCGTCCACGTCGGCCACAAGCCAGGCTCCGGCCGGAAGAAGAGGCTGAAGTGACCACCAACGAGGTGCACGCCCGCTACTTCGACCTGATCTTGAAGCACGGCAGCCCCGAGGAGCGCGAACGGGCGACCCGGGCGATGGCGGAGATGCGCGAGTGGAGGCTCGGCTTCCCCGGCAGCGAGTGGGACGCCATGGACGTCGTCGAGCTACCCGGCTTCCTCATGAGCCGCGCCCGCCGCGTCGCGCGCGACCGGATCGAACGCGCCAAGCAGTGGGATCTCGACGAGAAGCACGGCGCCCGCCGCACACTCGAGGAGGAGGCCCGCACCGTCTTCGCGCAGTACGCCGCCTGCCTCATGCTCGGCCTGCCGTTCGGTGCGGCCACCACCCACACGGCTGCGCGCGCCCACGGCAACCTCGGCAACAACTGCAGCGCGTTCACACCGAGGGCCGGGTCGTGGAACCTGATCGTCGGCGAGAAGGAGCCAGCCAAGCGCAACTTCTTCCTGATCGTCCATGAGGGAGGCACCCACTGGCGCTGCAACGGCTGGGTCAGGGCGGGCGAGGTGCAGATCCCCGAGTACCGCAAGACGTTCCACCGCGAAGGGGTCGCCAGCCACCCGTTCGTCGTCCCCACCAGCGCGCTCTACCCGCTGCGGACGTGGTTCAAGTGAGGCAGTTCTGGTGGAGCGGCAAGGTCGCCAGCGTGTCCGTCCTGATCTTCATCCTCGTCTTCTTCTTCGGGATCGGCTGGCTGATCGCGGAGGCCGGGTGAGCTTCAAGGACTTCGAGAATCAGGTGATCGACCTCGCCCACATCCACGGCTGGCGGGTCGCTCACTTCCCGCCCGTGCAGATCAGGCCGGGGGTGTGGATCACCCCCGTCAAGGCCGACGGGAAAGGCTTCCTCGACCTGCTGCTGCTCCGGCACACCGTCATCGCCGCCGAGCTAAAGACCGGCAAGGGCAGGCCGACCGTCGAGCAGATCGAGTGGCTCGAGGCGTGGCGAAGAGCCGGTGTCGACGCGTACCTGTGGCACCCGGACGACCTCGAAGAGATCCAGGCCGTCCTCGCGAAACGCTAGAGTCAGCAGCATGAACTACGTGCCACGCCGGGAGTGGGACACGGTCGCCCCGACCAACGCGACGCCGTGGCAGATCGCTCGGCTCCTCGGCGGAGGGATCCACTGGTTCGGAATCCCGAACGGCCCGAACGACCACGCCATGTGCGACGACATCCTCCGCGGCGTCCGCTCGGCGCACGTCAACGGCGAGTTCAACGACATCGCCTACAACCACGCTGTTTGCCAGCATGGCTACACGTACGAGCTTCGCGGCTTCGACCACCAGTCCGGCGCGAACGGCTACACCGACGTCAACCGCGCCTACTACTCGATCGCCACCATGCTCGGCCAGGGCGACGCGCCCGCCGAGTTCACCCCGGCGATGCAGCGCGAGCTTCGCGAGTTGATCGCGGAGTGGCAGCGGCGCGGCGCCGGGACAGCGGTCACCTACCACGGCTTCTGGACGGGCAGCACCTGCCCGGGCGCGACCGTCCGCGAATGGGTGAAGGCGGGGCTGTGGAAGCTGCCGAAGCCGACCCCCGAACCCGATCCGAAGGAGCCGGACATGGACATGCTCGAGTGGCTCGACGACTTCATCACCTGGCGGCTCGTCCACCAGGGCGACCCCGCGAAGCGGCCCGCGAACGTCCCCGCCGAGATCCCGCAGATCGCGTGGGAGTTCACCACGCTCTGCAAGAAGATCTCCGACCACCTCGGCATGGCCGTCGGGGAAGAGGAGTGGATCAAGTGGCGGCTCACCGGCGGCGAACGGCCCCAGGTGCCGACCACGATCCCGCAGCCGTGGTGGAACGACGCCGAGAAGGTGCACCAGATCGCCAACATCTACGCCGAGCGGGCGTAGGAGGGCTGTCCTCTGTGGAAGTTCGTCACGCGGGACGCGCTCATGTTCGCCCTCGGGGCGGGCGGTTTCCTGCACGAACTGATCGTGCAGCAGGGGGAGCGTCCGTTCCTGCTCGCGCTCTGCGGCGCGCTGATGGGTCTACCATTCGTGTTGGCGGCAGACCGGAAGGATCGGCAGTGAACGTCCCTCGGCGCGTCTCGACCCACCCACGCACATGCGTCTGGCTCGGCGTCTGCGCCGTAGCCGGGGCCATCGCGCAGATCGCGCACGCGCTCGGGGTGTTCGTGTGGATCTGATCGCGAAGATCCCGCCGAGCAAGCGGCCGCTGATCGCCTTCCTGTTCCTGGCGCTCGGCAACATCGTCGCGCTCGCCTACGGCTTCGTCGTCCGCACCGACGCCGTCGAGGGAGCCAACCGCGCCATCTACTTGAACTGCCTCGAGATCGAGGAGTTGAAGAGGTTCCGGCGCGAGGCGGCGTGGGCCGACTTCAACGACTCGAGGAGCGACGCGGCCGCGCTCGGCATCCCGTACACCGAGGCTGTCAAGATGCGGCAGCGGGAGCAGCGCGACGAGGTGCTGCGGCGCTACCACGCCGAGAGGTGTCCGCGCAAGCCGATCGAGAACGAGAAGCCGAGGACGAGGGCGCCAGCCCCGACAACGACAGGGAGGTCGTAGATGTTCAAGGACTCACACACCGCCCGCACCTACCTGCGCGTCGGCATCGCCACCGCGCTCGCCATGGCCGGGGCCGCCTCCACGATCTGGGTCGACAACCCGCTCCTGATCATCGCCACCGCGGGCCTCACCGTCCTCGCCGGGTACCTCGGCATCGGCGCGCTCACCATCTCCGAGCCGTTCTACGGCAAGGTCGCGAAGGGCGTGCAGGTGCCTCCCCCGCCGGAGTCGATCCCCGACCCGGAAGAGGTCGCCGAGCAGCGCGAGGAACTGCGGGAGTACGTCCATCCCCGGTACAAGCCTTAGCCGCGGCGAGGCGTTCGACCTCCTCAGGGTCGTCGCCTGGGTCGTCCTCGTCCCCGTCAGCTACCAACTCGGCTGGCTCTCGAGCGTCCCTTTCGTCAGCCTCCTGTCGATCTGGGCGCTCGTCGAGACGTCATGGTCGGCGTTCAGGGGCGGCGACGAGAAGGCGCTGCGTCGGCTCGAGGAGAAGCTCGACCGGCTGCTGAACGAGAAGGGCGCCCCCTGAGAGGCGCCCTTCGCTCTTCGTCAACCCGCGGTGAGCCTATCAGGCTCAGTGACCGTCGTGCCAACTGCGACGCACCATCTCGACCTCCCTCTCAGTAGTAGCCGGTTGCACGCTTAAACGATAGCGCGCGCTCGACATGCCCGTACCGGCCGTCGATGTAGGAGAAGAGCCAGCGCACCTGCTCGAAGCGCGTCTCCCACAGCCGCCCCCGCCAGTGAGACGGGCAAGGCACCCGCTGCGGGATCCCGCACGCGTTGATGCCGCCGTAGTCGCACTCGATCGTCGACGGGTAGCGGGCGCAGGGGTTCCAGCCGCTCTCCTGGCCGATGATCTCGTTCAGTGAGCGCATGCTCCAGCCACGCTTTTCCGACAGTAACTCGGCCAGCTGGTATGGCGACCGCGGCCGCGGCGCCGTCTGGGCCGACTCCCGCTCGAGGATGCGCACCCAGTTGCAGTGCCACCGCTGCGGGCGGGCCTTGCCGTTCCTGCACACGTAGCGGGCGTGCGCGAGGTTCTTCAGCTGCTGGGCGTGAACACGTTCCGTCTTCGTCTTGCCTGGGTCGTCCGGATGCTTGATCAGGTGCGCCTCCGCAGGCCCAGACAGGGCGAGCGCGGCGACGCAGATGAAGAGCAACCTCATCTGTCCCCCTTGGTCGACTTCTCAGCGCGGTACGCTACCCGCAGATGACGACGATCGTCGCCGACACACGCGTCCCCGACGAGGATCTCGAGTACGAGCTTGCCGTCCGTGAGGCGCGGCTGCGGAAGGTCACCGAGCATCCCGCCTATCTCGGCCACTACGTCCACTGCATCGACGCGAAGACCGGCGAGGAGTTCGACTTCGACCTGCTCGACGAGGAGGAGGCGGCCGAGGTCGACGAGGAGCCGCGCGCGACCGGCTGGTTCTGGCACCGCGAGCTTCTCGACGACTGGCTGACGAACACGCTCTCGCTCGAGTTGAAAGCACGGCAGATCGGCATCACCTGGCTCGCCGCCCTCCTCGCGCTCTGGACGGCGCTGTTCCGGCCAGGCACCCGCGTGCTGATCCTGTCGGTGAACGAGGAGGAGGCGAAGAAGGTTGTCGCCCGCATCTGGGGCATGTGGAAGAGCATGCCGCACTACCTCACCGAACACGTCGAGGTGACCAAGCCCGCCCGTGGCGGCGACCCCTCGCAGGAGATCGAGTGGACGCACCGGGCCAGCGGGAAGAAGTCGACGATCCTCGCGCTCCCCGCCACCGAGAAGGCCGGACACGGCGAGACGGCCGCCCTGGTGATCCTCGACGAGTTCGCCCGCCAGGACTTCGCCCGCTCGATCTGGAAGGGCGTCTTCCCGGTGATCGACGGCGGCGGCCGCATCATCGCGATCTCGACCGCCAACGGCATGTCGAACGAGTTGACCGGCGAGGGCAACTTCTTCCACTACCTGTGGGTGAACGCGCTCACGATGAACATCAAGGCGAGGTTCCTCGGCTGGTTCCGCCACCCGAAGCGCGACCAGGCCTGGTACGACCAGAAGGCCTCGAGCCTGCCGCCGGTCGACCGGGCCGAGCAGTACCCGACGACCGCCGAAGAGGCGTTCATCAACACCGGCCAGTGCTGGTTCGACCTCGACAAGCTGAACGCCTACCGGAAGCGGTGGCGCGACCAGGGGATGGAACTGCTCTACAGGCTGCGCTTCGTCGAGGAAATCCGGGGTGGATCTCCGGTCGCAAAGCCGACGAAGACTTCCAGCGGCGAATGGCGCATCATTGTCGAGCCGCAGGCAGGCCACACGTACGCGTTCGCAGCCGACAGCGCGACCGGTAAAGGCACCGACTTCTCCAGCGCGCATGTCATCGACCTCGGCACCGGGGAATGGGTGGCGGAATACCACGCGAAGGTCGGCGAGGACGTGTTCGCGAAGGATCTCTACTACTGCGCCCGCTGGTATCAGGTCGTCAGCGGCATGCGCTCCGAGCCGCTGATCGCCGTCGAGAACCAGGGCGGCAACGGCACCGCCGTCATCATCGCCCTCAGGGACGGCACCCGCGGCCGCAAGCCGTGGCAGCGCCTCTACCGGCACAACGTCGGCCCCGACCAGGGCGTGAAGCCGCGCGAGCGGCAGGACTTCGGCTTCCCCATGAACGGCGACACGCGGCCCACCGTGATCAACCACCTCGAGGAGTGGATCAGGGAGGAGATCTGCCCGTGGATCAGCCCCGAGCTTGACCATGAGCTACGCACGTTCTCGACCGCGAAGAGCCTCCCGTCGCCGCGCGCCCAGGACGGCTGCAACGACGACCGGGTCATGAGCGCCGGGATCAGCCTCTACCTCTTCCGCCTGTACGGGAAGAAGGTGCTGAAGCATCGCCGTCCGAAGCAGAAGTCACGATGGCGGCAGACTCTGTACCCTTGGGAGGGGTAAATGGCCGGGATCCTTGATCAGCTGCTTGGAGGTGCACCCGCAGGCGGGGGCGCCCCGATGACCGCCGGATCCGAGCCGCCCATGTCGATCCCCGACCCGGAGCCGCAGCTGGCCGCCGGTGGCGGCGAGCGCGACGAGGTGACCGTCCTCAAGGATCTCCTCGGCCTGATTCAGGAGTACCGCGCGATCCCGACCGTCGAGGAGACGGAGCGGCTCGAGGCGGCCAAGGCCGACACGATCTTCCAGAAGCTGCTGGCTGACAACCAGAAGATGGCCGACGGGCTGACGGGCGCCGATCCGGCTGTCCGAAAGGCCCTCGGCCCACGTGGCTAAGGCGAGGCCCCGCTACAAGGCGACCGACGAGGAGCGCCACGCGCTCAAGCTCGTCACGCAGTGCATCGAAGAGGCCCGCCGCTGGCACACGACGTTCTCGCAGAAGGTCGACCGCCGCTACGGCGCCTGGCGCGGCATGCAGGCCGAGAACGCGCCGAAGAACTGGCGCTCGAACGTGCACCAGCCGCTGCTGATCAACGTCGTCGAGGGGATGATGGCGTCGATGGAGGAGGCGGTGCCGAACTGGCTCGTCAAGGGCCGCGCCGTCCCCGGCATGAGCATGGAGGAGGCCATCGCCCAGGGTGACCGCGCCGAACTCTGCTCCCACCTGATCGCCCATCAGATGCGCGTCGACGACTTTGCCGAAAAGCAGTCGCCGTTCATGCTGCAGGATCTGATCGCCGGGTACACCCCCGGCAAGATCAGCTGGGTGAAGGAGGAGGTGCGGCAGAAGTACCTCGACGAGCAGCCCGAGTTGATCTACGACGAGAACGGCGGCTCGATCGACATCGCGATGAAGCTCGACGAGTGGGAGGTGCCTCGCGTCCTGCGAGACGACCCGAGCTTCGAGCCGCGCGACGTCCGCGACTTCCTCTTCCCCGAGTCGGCGAAGAGCCTCGACAGCGCCCCCTGGGTGATCGACCGCACCTTCGTCCACTACAAGACGCTCGAGCGGATGCAGCACCTCGGCGTCTACAAGAACGTCGAGTTCGTCAAGGAGACGCGCGCCGACACGACCCGCCGCGGCGCCGACGTCGTCGGTGACCGCGAGCAGCGCGTCCGCTCCGTCGACCGCACCAGGGGCCTCGTCGAGGTGTGCGAGTACTGGGACAACTTCCGCGTCATCACCGTCGCTAACCGCAACGTCGTGATCCGCGACGAGCCGAACCCGAACTGGCACGGCAAGAAGCCGTTCGTCGTCTGCTCCGCGATCCCCGACATGTTCGTCATCCCCGGTGTGTCGGTGATCGAGGGCCTCGCGCAGATGCAGGAGATGGTCTGGACGCTCCAGAACACCCGGCTCGACGCGACCCGCATGCTCGCGAACCCGGTCACGCTCGTCCGCGGCGACGTCGAGAACGCCGACGAGTACGAGTGGGCGCCGCTCGCGCAGTGGATCGTCCCCGACCCGAACGCGGCCTCGATCCTCGCCGTCGACCCCGCCCTGGCGCAGATGACGATCCAGCATGAGGCGCTGCTGAAGGGCGACATCCAGAACGTGATGGGCGGCCTCCCCTACACGGGCGGGGCGGAGTCGCAGACGCTCGACCAGAAGACCGCCACCGGCATCTCGATCGTCACGAACATCGCGCAGGCGATCCTGCAGCGGCGCAAGCAGCACTACCTGCGCGCGTTCGGGAAGATCGGCTCGTTCTTCCTCTCCCTCGACCAGCAGCTGATCCGCGAGGAGCGCCTGATCGAGATCATGGGGGAGGGTGGCGCCAGCCGCTACGCCGAGGTCAACTGGCCCGACATCCAGGGCATCTACGACGTCAGCGTGGAGTTCCAGGGCGACTCGATGATGCGGCAGGAGCGGCGCGCGGAGAGCGGCGCGCTCCTCACCCAGGCGATCCAGTCGGCGCCCATCATGGCGCAGTTCGGTGCGCCCCTCAACCTCCGCCGCTTCTGGGAGAAGCACCTCGAGACGTTCGACGTCATCGACAAGATGACGTACTTCGCACCACCCCAGCCGTCCCCCCTTCAGCCGGGGCTTGCAGGCGGTCAGCCTGGAGCCGGGACGCCACCCGGAGCCGACGCCCTCATGGAGGACATGGGCGGCGGCGGTGGCGTGACGAACGCCGAGTTGGCCGCAGGGCCGACCGCACCCTCGAACGACAACAGCATGAGCGGCGCCGCCGCCATGTCGAGGGCGCTGGCGTCGTCGGGAGCCGGACGCAGTGTCTGAGGCGGTCGCGCCCGACCCGCTCGAGGCGGAGAAGAAGCGCCGCTCGATCGAGCGCGCGCTCCGCCACCGCGCCGAACTGTTCGCCTCCCTCGAGGGGCAGGACGCGTTCGCCGAGCTTCTGAAGGAGCTTGAGCGCAAGCAGGAGCGGATGATGAAGACGATGATCGACGGCGCGATGCAGGGGGTTGAGATCAACCAGCGCCAGGTCGACTACGATCGAGGCTTCGTCGACGGCATGAAGTACATCAAGCAGGTCGTGCGTGCCGCGACGAACACGCTGAGCAAGGCCGACGCTGAGGCGTCGGTGTCGGAGCCGGACGACGAGAGGAGCGAGTGGTAATGGCAGCTGACACAGAGAGGGACGTGCCGGACGAGCAGGAGCGGGTCGACACCGGCCTGCCCGAGATCGCGGCGATCACCCCGGAGGACTTCGCAGCGAAGCTGGCGGAGAAGCGCGGGCTGACGGTGGAGCAGGCGGAGGTGGAGGACGCCGCCGCCGAGGTGGAGCAGGAGGAGGTCGTCGCCCCGGAGCCGACCACCGAGGAGACGGCCGCCGCTGCGGAGGCCGCCGCCGACGCCGCCGAGGCCGAGCTTCCCGACGACGCCACCGACGAGGAGCGCGCTGCTGCCCGCGAGGAGGCCGAGCGCGACTTCTACGTGCTGCGCTACCGCACCCGCGAGGAGGCCGAGGCCGGGTTCCGCGAGAAGGAGGAGTTGATCGGTCGCCAGGGCCTCGAACTCGGCGAGATGAAGAAGCAGCTGGAGGCGCTGCAGGCCGAGCGGCAGGCCGTTCAGGAGCAGCCGAAGCAGATCGACCGGGCCGCCTGGACGGAGTGGGCGGAGCAGGCGGTCGCGGAGGGCATGGGCGCCCAGGGTGCGCTCGAGGCGCTCTCCCAGGGCGGCTACGCCGGGTACGAGGTGTACCTGCGCGAGTGGCTCTCCGACCCCGAGCAGGTCGCTGAGGCGACGCTCTTCAACAACGCGCTCACCCTCGAGATGTCGGAGCAGCGGGCTGCCGCAGCTGCCGCACCGGCGATCGAGCAGCAGCGGGCTGTCGCTGCCGCCGACGAGAGCGTCGTCGCGAAGCAGCGGCTGCTCGAGAAGCGGCCCGACCTGAACGACTACGAGGAGACGATGGCGGAGATCCTCGACACGCTCCCGCCGGAGCGCCGCACGTGGCTGCGCCAGCAGGCGGAGTCGGGCGTGGAGGGCAAGGAGACGGCCCTCGAGTGGCTGTACCTCGAAGCGCGCCTGTCGAAGGCCTCGACGGTGGCGGAGGCGGCCGTGACCGAGCGCAAGCAGCGCGAGACGTCCGCGGCGCGTGCTAAGGTCGCCGCGACGACTTCCACAGCCGAAGGCACGCCGACTCGTACCCCTCTCACAGAGGCCGAGCGCAAGGCCATCGCACTGAGGAATCGCAACCGCGAGGCGTGGGGGCTGGAGCCGCTCGACGAGTAGCTAGCCAGGTACCCGCCCACCCGAGCAGATCGGTTTCACCCACTCCACGATCTGAAGGGGAAGCGAATGGCGATCGAACAGGGCGTAGTGTCCACTGTGGATCTGAATGCCGACGCGCTCGTCGTCGACATGGATCCCGAGATGCGGATGCTGGACGCCGACGAGTCGCAGTTCTCGACGCTCACCATGGCGACGAGTTCGCGCGAGACTCGCAGGGAGAAGTTCAACTGGCTCGAGAAGGAGTACTTCCCTCGGCTGGTGACGGTCGGTGCGGGCGGCTACCTCGTAGGCGCCACGTCGATCCCGCTGGAGGCCGGTCAGGGCGCCAACGTCCGGATCGGAGACGTCCTCCGCAACATGGCCCGCGGCGACGCCGTCTGGGTCACGAACGTCGTCGGCGACACGCTGACGGTCGTCCGGAACGTCGGTGTCCGCGCGGCCGTCGCGGGTACCGCCGGAGACACGATGCTGATCATGTCGAACGCCGCTGCGCAGGGCGCCGACTTCGGTCAGACGGCCATCCTGCTCCCGACTCTGGGGTACAACTACACCCAGATCTTCCGGCACGGCTACTCGTTCGCCCGCACGGCGGCGAAGGCCGAGTCGTACGGCGGGAGCGAGCCTGGGAGTGAGTCGGCGCTGAAGGGCGTCGAACACAAGCGGGCGATCGAGTACTCCGGCTTCTGGGGCGCTCGCGACATGAAGACCGACCCGGTCACGGGTGAGCCTGTCGGCTTCACCGGCGGCCTGGTCGAGTTCATCACGACCAACAAGCAGGACGTCGGCGGCTCGCTGACGGTCGACTACGTCGACACCTTCCTGATGGACGCGCTCCAGTACGCGTCCCGCCAGGTCGTGATCTACGCGTCTCCGCTCGCGGCGATGCAGATGTCGAAGTTCAACCGGGGCGGCCAGGGTTCCGCGTGGCGGCCGTCGCGGGAGAACGTCGCCGGTCTGAAGGTCGACGCCTTCATGTCCGGGGTGTACGGGTACGAGATCCCGATCGTCGTGAAGAAGGACTGGAACGACTTCCCGACGACGCTCGACCAGTACGGCGGGTGGGTCTTCCTCGTCGACCACAGCAGCATCGAGTGGCGCCCCTTCACGGACGCGTCCACGAAGCTGCTCACGTCGAGGCAGCACCCGGGCGCCGACCGCATCTCGGAGGAGTACCTGACCGAGGGCGGCTGGCAGATCTCGAACCAGTCCCACCACGGGATCCTGTACGGGATCGTGTAGAGCATCACGGCCTAGCGCCGTGTAACAATCCTGGGGCCAGCCCCGGCTGCTGGCCCCAGGATCCCTCTAGCCGGAAGGGAGCAACATGCGATTCATCAGCCACATCAGGAAGTACGCGGTAGGGGTCGTGCCGCGCCGCGCCGTGCCGCTCGCGGTCGGCGGTGAGCAGGAGATCGTCCCCGAGATCACCGCCCGCTTCTGGCAGGGCGACATCACCGCAGAGGAACTCGAGTTCGCCGAGCGGCGCTTCAACCCGGAGGGGCGCACCACCGAGGTCGACATGGTGACGCCGACCCCGCTGCTCGGACGGCTCTCGGTGTACGACACCGACGCGCCCCGTGAGGTCGAGCGGTACGCGCAGATCGACGAGCAGATGCACGGCCAGCCCGTCCCCGGCTTCCGCGGGGAGACGTGGGGCGAAGGCACCACGCGCAAGCTGATCGAGCGGAAGCTGCTCCTGCGCGCGGAGACGTCGAACGCGTTCGCGCTGTTCGAGGCCCCGGCGCTGGCCCCGCCGTGGCCCAAGTACGACGAGTTCCCCGGCGACGCCGAGGATCTCCTGGGCGTGCTGATCGCCCAGGGCCACCACCTGCCCGCCGTCATCGAGTACGAGCGGCAGAACCAGAAGCGTCCCGAGGTCGTCGCGATCCTCGAGGACGCCATCGCGGTGCAGCAGTCGGAGGACGGCGTCGTCCCGGCAGGCATCCTCCAGTGAGCCGCAACGGCCCCGTCACGATCCTCGACGCGCAGCCGTCGAACACGCTCACCACGGTGAGCTTCGGCGACGATCGTGTCATGGCCGACGTCGACATGGCCCTGCCGGAGGAGGACGTCGAGCGCATCCGGCAGGGCTACGTCTGCATCCGCTGCCTCGAGCCGCAGTCGAGGCCGTTCCCGAAGATCTGCGAGTCGAAGCTCCCCAACGGCGACCTGTGGTGCCGCTTCCCGATCGCCTCGGAGCAGCTGCGCGAGTTCGCGCAGATGTTCAAGGGGACGGTGAAGATCGGCCCCAGCGTCAACCTGCAGGACGAGATCGACCGTCTGAACGAGGTCAACGAGTACGAGGCTCGGACGGGTATCGTGCTGCCTGACCACATCAAGTTCCCCACCGGGCGCATCTGATCGTCCGGGGAGCCTCCTAGACTCTGGAGCGGACATGGCGAAGTCTCAGAAGAAGCTGAACGTGGGGGCCGACTACGACGGCCCGCGCGCGATCTTCGACGACGAGGAGGTCGGCGGCCAGCGCGGCTTCTACGCGCTCGAGAAGGACGGCCGGACGCTGCTGAAGCAGGGCGGCAAGCCCGTCAGGCTCATGCAGGTCGACCTCGCTGAGGACAACCCGGAGGACGGCCTCGAGAAGTACGTCGTCGCCGGGAAGAACGACCCGATGCAGACGCGCGCTGGGTCGGGGAACATCGTCGAGCTTCGCCCCGATCAGGTGCGAGGGAAGACCGAGGCCGGAGTGGGGGGCTGATGGACGCAGCACTCGAGAACAGGCTGTTCCGGCCCGTCGCGATGGACATCGCGATGTGGCATGCAGGCCCTGCCGCGGAGCTTCTCCGCCCGGGCCTGCGCGACATCGAGCTTCCCCGCGTGTCGGCGGACAAGCTCCGGAAGGCGTTCGACCTGCTGCTGATGGCGAGCGGCAAGGGCAACTACCTGAAGGAGAAGTTCCGCAACGAGGTGCTGGGGGCCGTCGCGTTCGCCGCGCCAGGCACCGCGTACTTCGGGCTGTGGACGACCGCCGCGGCGACCGACCACTCCGCCTCCCACGGTGGGACGGCGGGCGAGGTCGCCTCTTCGGGCGCCTACGACCGCGTCGCGAAGACGAACAACACGACGAACTTCGCGACGATCACGGGCGCGGCAGCCAAGGTCAACTCGAACGCGATCACCTGGGCGGCCGCGACGGCGAACTGGAACTCGTCGAACGTGATCCCGCAGCTGCTCGTCCTCGACGGCAACGCGAAGACGTCGGCGGACAACCTGCTGGTCTGGGCGGACTTCGCGGTCGCGAAGGCGATCCTGCTCGGCGACACGCCGCAGATCAACACCTCCGCGTTCAGCTGGACGGAAGCCTAACCGGGAGGCCACGTGCCGACCGGCTGGCCGCCCAACTTCGCCACCCCGTTCCCGCCGCTCCAGTTCTCCCGTGACTACTGGGAGACGCTGAACCGCAAGCAGATCCTCGAGCTTATCCCTGGGATCAGGATCGTGAATACGACCCAGGCGGAGCGGAATCTGCTCCAGGGCGTCCGCTGCGACGAGGGCCACACGGTCACCGGGAAGGCCCTCGAGCGCACCGAGGACGGCGCGCGCTGGCTCGTCGCGCTGTGCGACGTCGACCACGACCCGATCGGGCAGTCCTCCCGGACGCTGTTCGTCCCGTTCGACCCGTGGTACTACGTCGACTTCGTGCGAGGCTAGGCCCATGGCGATCAT